AGCCAAAAAGCCAATTTTAATTTTTTACTCATGTTTATTTTTCCTCCCAAGTATAAGTGAAGACATTCCCACACTTATTGAGCGTAGGCTCGATGTGCTTGACAATAGGGCGAGCGAAAGTCCACAACTCTACAAGAGTACCTTCGTCAACCGATTCTGTTATAAATTTATATTTATTTTTATATTTCTTCGGCAATACTGTTAAAAGTTTTCTTTTAACCCAACCATCCGATTTTCTTCTTGATACTTCACACATCTCACCGAACTCTAATTCCCTATATCCCGTAAACAACTCATCGGTGATTGCATTTACGACTTCCTGCAAACTCATGTCAATTCCGCAAAGTTCAAGCGCTTTATTTAAATCTTCTTTAGTTTTAAAAATAATTTGATTGCGTACCCAATTTGGCATAATTTTCCTTTCTATTTTTAAAAAACATCTTGCGAATTTTCCACCCAATCTTCATTAATCATTTTTACAGCTAAATAGCCATCTATAATTCTATCGCATTTGAAGGTAAGTATTTTAGGTCCCGGAACATACGTATGCAGATCTTGTTCTTCATACGTTCTATATCCAGGAACAAAATAAATTGTTTGTTCCTTTGCTTCATAATACCCTGCAACACCTCGCCTTAGACATTGTTCGGATACTAAAGTATCCTTATCCAAGTCGGGATATGTGTAAGTCGTAAATAAAAACTTTAAATCTCCTCTGTATTTATATTTGTAAATATCCGGATAATAAACTGCAGTTTCACGTAAAGCTTCGAATCTCTCTGAATGTTCTTTGTTTTGCAGAGATATCCACTTGCCCTTGTAAAATATTGCGTAATCATCTATTTGATTTGGATCTATGGTAGTACCAAACCATTGTTCTTTGCTAATAATTTCTTCGTTGTTTATTTTTTCAGAGCCCATAGTGATCTTCGGGAGTGTCAAATGTGTTAATGTAGCACCAAGAATCAGAATTATCCTCTGCTGCAAAAGCATCAGTTATTCTTTTGATTTCTTTCTCTGCATCTTCTTTGGTTGTGATTTCTCCAACATCTCGAAAATTCCTCTTCAAGAAATCGCAAAAATCTTGAAAATGATAATATTCAAAATATTCACAATAATCACAGGTTCCTGCTGAACCATCGGGTTTAAAAATATTCTTGATTGATTCTGAACAATTATTGAAATCGATGGTTAAATCAACTATATATTCTTCGTCAAAATATAAATGTAGGTAATCAGAATTTACATAAAAACCATTGCCGCCTTCTTCACTGCGATAAACAAATTTAACATCAGGAAAATGCTTTTTGATAATATAATCCCACATTTTCATGTTGGGTTCCCAAGCATCATATGTAAGAATTTCAAATCTCCAACTTGGCTTATCCTTTTGCAAATAAGGATTAGGAATTTTTTCTAAAACAAGTTCACTGTCAACACCAAATACCACCCAACCTCTGCAATGCAAATCTGTAGGAATATTGTCCTTATCGATTTGTTCTAAATTGATTTCTTTCAATTCATAAAGAATTGCACCAAGCCACCCGCTCCCTATAGAATTAGAATTTAAAAGCGGTTTTATGTCCTCCTCATAAGCATTAGGCGCACGATAAAAAATTACGCTATATAATTCTTGTAATTGTTTTTCATTATTGCTGAAAAAGATGATATTTGTATTAGCCCAATTTGGCATAATTTTCCTTTCTTAGTTATTTTCTATTTAGTAATTTGTATAGTTTTAGCTATAACGTTCTTGTATTCCTTTTAGCGCTGCTGCAAGTATCTTGCCAAGACGGAGTAGTTCAGGTTCAGTCTGATAAATATTTGCAATTTGTTGTAAAAAATGTTCAACTTGATTGCAACGATTCAACAGTGGAAAATATTTTTGTTTTATAAAAATTTGCGTTTCTAAAGAGTATTGATCCAAATTTTCCATAATATCTTTAAAAATAGTTTCAATATTCATTATGTATTTTTTTCCTTGCAGATTGTATGTTATTGTCATTGGATTATTAACAAATGTCCAAGAAAGTTGAATCTTTAAATCCCAAGTTTACCGAAAGTTACGCCATTGAAGATTGGCAGATAGAAACGCCAAATGGCTGGGAAGATATTGATATTATTCATAAAACGATACCTTTTGATGTCTGGCAAATTAAGACGGCCAATAACAAGACATTAAATTGCGCAGATACGCATGGGATTATTTCCAAGGATGGACAAATGATTCATGCTAAGGATTCTCTAGATGAATCAGTGATAACGAAAGATGGTGTTTCCAAGATCATCTCTGTAGATAGGCAAAATAGTCCTGCAGTTCCCATGTATGACGTGACATTAAAAAATGACACTTCTCATACTTATTTTACTAATGGTATTTTAAGCCATAATACCACTAATATGCTGTTGGCTGCCGATTTATATTGTCGTATTATTCCCGGTTTAAGAATTGCGACGATTGTGCCCCGAATGGATCAGTTAAGAACATTGGGATATAAATCCAAAGAAATTGAACAGGCTTATAGATTTCAACCCAATAAACGTAATCCGAAGTTTAAAACAAATCTTTATTATAAGGAATACGACCATGGCAAAGCGCGTATGTCTTTGCATAGAATGTATTATGTTCTTTCCGATGCGTCGAAGATGCGTTCGCCTACTTTCGATTGGATAAATTTTGACGAATATCAAGATTTTGATGACACATTGGAGCGTGTTATTAAATCCACCCAATCTCGTTCCGAATTTAGGTCAGTCGTATACGGTGGCACATCTAAATCAGTTGATACTCCCTTAGAACAACGCTGGCTGGAGTCTTCAAGGGGACTTTGGCGTATGACATGTCCTGCTTGCCACTTTGACAATTATCCCGACTTAAATCATAATGTTTTAGACATGATTCAACCTAAGGGATTATGCTGCTTAAAATGCGGGCGTGTCTTAAATGTCCGTGACGGTTGTTGGGATTTCGAAGCGCCGGAAATGTTAAAGTATGGACTATGGGGATTCCATATTCCGCAGATTATCGTTCCTGCAAATACTGAAAAACAATCTATATATTTGGATATCTATAAAGCTTCCCAATCTTCAGATAAAAAATCTTTCTTGGAGGAATATCTGGGTGAAGCCACGGAATCGGGTACCAAAGAATTAACAACAAGAGACTTGCAGAACATTTGCATTTTAGGAGACGTACAGGATGTGCAAAAACAAGCAATTTCTGCAGTACCTCCTAAATATATTTTTAAAGTTTCCGGATGCGACTGGGGTGGATCTGACTACAATCCCGCAACGCGATCCAAAGCTTCTTACACCGCTCACTGCATTATCGGGGTTACCCCCGATAAGAAGTTTGATATTTTGCATATGAAGAAATACGCAGGCATGGACTACGATGACATAACTCATTACATTGCCAAAGACCACTATCGCTTTGGAGGCTATGCTTTAGCAAATGACTATGGTGGAGGAGCTGTATATGCAAATGAAATTAAAAAACTTATGGATCCTTTAAAGGTTATAATGTTTAAGTATAAAGCTGTAGGCACTTTTCTTTCTATACCAAAAAATTCCGAAATGTTTAATTTATACTCCCTGCATCGTACTGACAGTATAACGACGTTGTTTATGGATATAAAAAGCAGCCGTTTACGCGCTCCCAGATGGGAGCATTCAATGGAATATTTAAAAGATTTCTTAGTATTAACCCGTGTTCCATGGGAATCTCAACAAGGTGTTACGGGATTTCTTTACACTAAACAGGGAACCAAAACAGATGATATGCTACATGCAGTAAATTATGCGACCGTCTTGGCAAAACTTATATTAGGCGAGTCTTTATTTGAAGACGAAGTAGGCATGGAGCTTTTCCGAAACTATTTCAAATACGGCAGAGATATGCGCAATATTATTCGGAATCGAAATACAACCGTTGCTTCAGTTTAGGCGAGGGCAGCTCATCAATGATTTCAATTTTCTTAAATTGATTTTCATTGGTCAGCGTGTATTTAGAGAAAATTTCTTCAGGCACCCAATGTTCCGTGAAACCTTTGGGATTCCTAATTTCGATTTTATAATAGCACTGCCCGTTGCTTGCTTTAAATACTCGCAATATCGTTATTTCCACGTATATTTGAGATAAGACTAAATCCCTGTCGGTGTGCAGTTTTTCCCATATGCACGCCAAATAGGTTACGTCTTCTGCTGGTAGTTTATTCATTCAAGTTCCTTTATGATTTCAATGCGACTAAATCTAGCGTCTTCACCAGGAAGCCATCTCTTAGGAACGAAAACTTCTTCAGGCAGCCAATGTACTACAGCAGAACCTTCAGGATCCCGAATTTCGACTTTATAATAACGATCATGCTCATTGGCTTCAATTATTTGCAATACCTTTACTTCTACATATATGACAATATTACTGCGATTGCCTCTATTTTTGAAATACAGTTCCCTTTCATCTACGCTTGCTAAATAAGTGCTTCCTTCTTTTAGTAGTGCCATAATAATTCCTTTATTTTTAGTCCAAAAATGGAGCCAGCTGTCGGATTTGAACCGACGACCTGATGATTACAAATCAACTGCTCTACCAACTGAGCTAAGCTGGCGTTAAAGGGTTAGCCCGCAGAGAAAACCGAAAACTGCGGGGGCAGCTTAGGGGACTGGCTACCGCAGTCGTGAGAAATTCAAAATAGCTGGTTTAAATAATCGAGTAGGAGGGATTTGAACCCCCAACCCCCTGCTCCCAAAGCAGGTGCACTAACCAGATTGCGCTACTACTCGTTATCGGTATTAACTTCAATTTCTGGAAATTTAGGAAGATTTTTAATTCCCAAATTCATTAATTGCAGTTTTATTTCGTTACAATTATGTTTTATGATATTAAATTCTTCAGGATTCAACTCTAAAGTTTGATCCATAGGTTCATTTTTTAAAACGACGTTAATAAAATTTTTTATTATGATATTAAATTTATACGTATTTACTACTTCGTCGTCATTACACAAACTTACTTCATAAATACCCCAAAGAATTTCCGGCACCGTTACTTCATCAGCATCCAAATCAGTTTCTACAATTCCAGGATCTCCACTTGTAAGCGTTTTACAGATGGCTTTAAAAGTCTGCAAATCATTATAAAAATAATCCGTAGTTAATGCTGTTATTATGGCATTTAACTTATTTTGATTATCTTCATTTAACTCCAGACCAAAATCTTCCTCCAACCATGCGAATAGCACTAAAGGATCCACCTTAAACGTATCTTCCCCGTATTGAATTAGACAAATAGTCAGTAATACCGTGGCGAAAGTATCCGGATCCTCTAACGCTTTATATACCGCTTCTAATTGAAGCTTTGGTTTGTTGTTTGCTTCGTTGGAATTGGACATGTTTAAGATTTAGAAATCACATGTAACACATTGTTTAGGTAATCTTCAGTGATGCTATCATCATTTGCAATTTCTTCAGAAAGTTGGATAGCATCTTTTTCATCCGATTCTATAATGTCAAAGAAATTCTGCGAAGCGGTCTTATTGTTTGTATAAGCTACAATGCGCTCCTTTAGCCTTTTAACTTCATCTACAGGAACAAAAGCATGCGCAATTTTTACGTTATGCTTACAAAAATCTACGGCTTCGTCCATACTTAATTCCGAATTTACATCTGTATATGGATTGGCAACCCATTCTTCTCCAATGGATTTTAATGCCGCTTCCTTATAATACTGTTTATCTAATCTGTCTGTTTCTCTATCAACATTATAAATTAAATCCTGACACTCCATTAAGCAATCTTGCTCGTTTAAAGCGTTCGCTTGGATATAATCTTTGATAAGTTGATATTTTTGATTAGCCGTTTTTTCAAGCCTATCAGACAGTAGCTCAACCATTTTTTCTCCGTCAATGACCCAAAGCTTGCCGTCTTTAGCTACTGTATCATTTACATGCGCATATTTCTTTTCTTCGACGTTTAACTTGTCATACGCTGAAACGATATTGCGTGCTGCATGTACATAGATATTCGCAGGCAGTTTCCATTTTGCTTCAGCCAATGCGTTACTGGAAGTTTCTATGTTTGCGGGCGTGTCTATCGGAAAGAATCCGGCGCATTTGGTCATATACGCAAATGCTGCAGCCGGTTCTTTTGATGCTTTACTTGCATACTTACGGGCATCGCCTTCAGTATAGTTGATCAAAACTTTTAACGCTTGTTTCACGTCATCCGCAATGCCATGAAACTCAGAGGCTTGCTTAAGTGTTAATTCAAGCGCTTTATTTTGACGGTCGCCTTTAGTAAAGAAGTGTAAAGCCGATAAAAAAGTATTTTCTTTGCTGTCAATCGGATATTCTCTAAATTCTCTATCTGCGTATAAAGTTGAAGCCATTTTGTTAAATACTTCTTGTTCAGGAGCATATTCCTTTAAATACTCAGGTAAAGCATTAGATTTCTTTAAAACTTCTAAAGCGGCAAAGTTACTATCTGAATTTTGATCCATAAGTGCGTAATGTTAAATTATCTACTAAATATCAGACCATTTTGTATTGTCCTCGTCAATCTATTTTTTTAGCTACGGATTCTCCTACAATAAATAGATTTAGGACAATACTCACATTATCCGAGTGCATATCCGTGATCTTTATCGACCCGCTTTCACTTTTCTCCTGTATCAGTTTGCGCAGAGCTTCGGTTATGCGAGCCTGAGGATATTCTTCCGGCTTTACATGATGCGCAGCTGCAAAATGAGCATCACTTATTAATTCCTTATAAATAACTTGTGCAAATTCCGGTATTGTCGATGTAACACGTCGCATTTTTCCTAAAATAGTGTTACATGAGTCCGTAATATCAACAAATTGAATAATAAATGTATATGGGATTCGATCCGCCACGGAGGGCATTGAATCTACGACACTATTCCAATCCTCAATAGCGTCCTCTTTACATTGCTTCAAATTATAATAACCTGCATTTTGACTAAGTATTTCACCGTCTACATCGTCTGTAATAGTATACCAATATGCACCGTTTTGTTCATACTCAAACCATTCATTTACAATTATTTTTATCTCACTTTCATTTAAAATAGGCCCGCCTTTTTCATAATTGTCAGGATCATCATTATAAACAATAAAACCAAGCTGCCCACTATCGAAAGTGTCATTAAAAGAATTTAATGAAAGAGCGATGCCTCCATGTTCATACATATACAGAGGTAAAAATTTCCAATGACTTTTTGGATTATCACATTCGGTATGCATGAACTCATTGAAATCATCCATGTTTTTCAATTGAAACGGCAAGCGATAACTTAACTCATACCTGCGGTGCCATGCCGCTATAAAAAACACGGGAAACTGAGTCTTCGCGTCTACTAAATCGGCATAAAAATCGTATGCCCATACCTCACGGGGATCCACTGGGCACGGATCATCGGTGACCGTAACAGTAACGCCGTTTTTCGATTCTTTAAAATATTCCAAATCTCCGTGATTACTTTGTTTATAGTTGTCTGTGATTCCAATGCCACAGCTTAAAGCGCCATTTGGATCAGCAATATAATTAAGAATATTTTGGATAATAATGCGCGTAAAATACTCTTCATCATCCCAGCGTGCTTTTGCAACCCTAAGCGCTCTTGGCAAATTACATATTATTTGTGTACCTGCCCAGTGCCCGTAAATTTCAATGCCTTTGTCATCACAACTGCGCTGACGGATAATAATGCTTGATCTGTCACCCATGATAAATCTTTCTTTTAATTTAAAAATCAGTATTTTGTTTTTCGTTTTTATTGCCGGATGTAATATACCTATAAAAGAAATAATTTCTTTTTTGCTGCAGAAAATTATGCGCGTTAATATTTATAGTGTGCATCTTATAGAAGTATATGGCAGCAAAGAGTATAAAACATATCAACAATATAACAACGAAGCTCAAACGTCTATAGTGTCAGAGTTTGCTTTTTCAGATTCATTGTGGTTAAACGTCCGCGAAAAACCTTTCTTTAAGTCTTTAACAGTTTGCTTTACACCCCGCTGATAAACCGCATATGCCAGAATCATAACGCCTAGCAGACCTATTAAAGGCGTCATAATTAACAGCAACAGTAACAACACGCAGCAAAATGCCAAAAGCTGCGCGGCATATTTTATATCTTCAAATAGTTTTTTGTTGGTTTCCATGTTTTTAAATTAGGTTTAGTTGTTTAAGAATAGATTTTTCCATTGCTGCAAAATATGCAGCCACTCTAATTTCTGCTTCGTAATCACCTTCACCGTATAACCTCCAATACCGATTAGTGTTTCCAATACCTGACACTTTTCGGGCCATAAATTCTAACGTTATCAGCTTATGGTTGCTGATTTTTCCAACTTCCAGAGGTTCCAATCCACAAAGCCAATCTTCTCTAATGTTGGCTGCTTTTTGTTTTTGTTTAGAAACTACACGCGATTTCTTGTTTTTAGATTTTAGTTTTAGTAACATTTTAAATTTAAAATTTTAGTCGAATTTCAAAGCCTATGTATTTCCTGTCTAAACTAAATCTGGGGTATACCAAAACATCCCAATCTCCTTGTGTATCAGGATCAAATTGTTTTTTCACTACAGTTCTAAGCTTTTCCCCAAGCATAGTGACTTTTGGATCATTAACATTGCCCGTATTGGAATAGTGATTTCTCACTTTATTCGTATAATATCCGCATTCGCTTGGCTTAAACGATAAAGACATGCCAATATCTTTGGCTTCTTTCTTTAATTTTCTGGTAGAGAAAAATTGTTTAAGTTTTTGAATCATAGCATTATCCGTTTGAAATTATATTTTTCCAATTTTTGCGGCTTAATTGCTGCACTTTCTTTTTGTCTTTGTGTACTTTAGTAGGCGGCGCTTTAATCTTCGACCGCAGTCTTAAACTCTTCAAATTGCCCTTGCTCATTAGTGTAAAAAACATGTTTAAAGTTAAATTGTTTTAAAACTCGTTGGCAGTTTACACAAGGTTTTGCGTTTGCTACTTGGTTATTGTTATCAATTCTTAGGTTAACCATCGTAATTTTATGATAATCATCACGAAACAAAATCTGCTTTATACACGCAATCTCTGAATGCAGTCCTATGACATGGTTATAATTAACCGTCTTATATGACGCATATTTGCCAAATCTAGCGTATGGATGCAATCTGGTATAATTGTTATATCCGATAGCTATTACTTTGCTTCCTTTTAAAGCGATGGTAGCATGAAACGCTCGACCTGTCTGTAAAATAGATTTTGCACGGATGGCTTGGTTAATCAGTGATCTTAATATTGGTTTCATGCAATCGGCGCAATTATCGGCTTATACACACACAAACTCGGATAATAATTGTTGAAAAAATCCGCAAAAGCGTTTTCGATTTCCCTGCAAACAGACTTTAAATCTGCTACTGAACTAAATCTAAACGCAAAATAAATATTTTTATGCGTGCGGCTGATTACCCAACTGATTTCATGATGCTCAGGATCCGTATAGATTGCCATAACATAACTAAAATCAGACTTTTTAGCTACATGTTCTTCCGAATTTTGTTGATCGGTTTTCTGATTTGCAAAGGATATGCCCCATTTTGATATTGTTTGACATTGGTCAGATGCAGCATTTACGCAATAAAACAAGGGCCCGAATAGGGTTGTCATAGCGTTTAACACCGCTTCGGGGTTATCTTTTTCAAATACTTTATTGGTTTCAAATTTTAACTTGTTTTGCCGAAACCCATGCTCGTCTAAGACCTCTTCATAAACGGTAAACTTAATACCGATATAATTCATGCAAAACTTATATCCGGGAATAAACATTGATTTTAAATTTTCCCAAGTTGCATGCCAGCTATTTTTAAACCATTCGCTAAGCTGCCATTCGGTAAAAGTTAAATCGATAAAAAATTTCTCCGTGTTGTTATGCACTGGAGGAATTGGAATGGTAATTGTATGTTGAAATATGTTCGTGTAAAATTTAGGCGAAAATTGCATATTAATTTTTAAGGATGTATCTTTTCAAAAATGCATAAGCATCCTCCGCAACAACTTCGGCATATTTGCTTGCATCAAGATAATGCAGCATGCCAAGCAGCGTGGGATAATCATGCTGAAGTATTTGTATTTGATGATTGTAAGTTCCGCTTAATTGATTAAACCATGTTACGTCCTTTTGATCCATCACATCGGATTTTTCTTTGCGTTTATTTAGCCTGTCAACAATGACTTCGGCGTCTAAATCCAAATACAACGTGCAGTCAACTTTAAGCAAATCCGCTATCGTGCCTAAAATTGCTTGCGTTAACATTGGCAAGCGTAAAGGAGCTTCTGACTTAAGGTTTTGATAAACGCAAGTAGACAAAACAAATCTGTCGCAAAGGATGATTGGCGAATCGTTATCGTCTTTACGAACTAATTCTTTTAATAAAAATTGCTCCAGCATTTCCAGTCGGGCTGCAGAGAACAGTAATAATGCTTGTTCCTTTTTTAGTTCACTGGTTGAAAAATCTACATGCTTAATCCATGAACGAATAAAGGCGCCTATTTCCGAACCTTCCCAAGGCTCTTTTACACAAACGGGCTTAAAGCCGTCTCGTTTTTCAAACAGTTTGCATAAATTATTAACGAGTGTGGTTTTTCCACACCCGTCGCATGCTTCAACAACAATAAGTTTTTTAGTCTGCATATTAAAGAATGATTACGTTTTGTTCTCTTAAAGCTGCTAAAAATTCCTGTTTATCTTTTAAGGATGCCATGCCAACCGCCACAATCACATCGCCGTTTCCAGCACTAAATCTCGCACCAAATAGCCGTTTTTTATCATGCGGAAAAGTTTTTAGAAAATGGTCAAACATTTCAATTTCCTTTTCTGCGTCAGCCATTGTGTCCGTGGGTATATGCAAAACTAATTTATGTTTAAATTGCGCAAATTTTTTATAATGCTTTGTAGACAAAGCCAATTTAAACTTTCGATCGACAAATTTTGTATAAGTTATTCTTTTTACAATAATTACCGGATGTTTCTCGGCAGTTGGATGTGTATGGTTACGGTCTTCAATAAACTCATCAGGTTGAGTTGCAGTATTAAATCCGGCATATTTAACAGCATAATAAGATACTAGCAGTATAACGCCTGTAATGAAAATAACGGCAAAAGTTGTATCGGAGAAGTAATATGCAGCGATCATATGGTTCCTTGTTTTTAGTTTAAATTAATAATAATCAATTCTTTGTTTTCTATAACACCCAAAGCCTATCGGACTAATAGTGCCATCGAGTTTAGATTCTAAAATATCATGCGGCAATTTGGCGCTTGCACAAATTAAAAAATCCACATCCATAATATTATTATACTTGTTGGAAAAATCTATGGTTAACTTTTTGACTACACGTTTCTTTAATTGTTTACCTTTGGTGTTGATTTGTTTTTTCATTTTTAGTCGTCTTTCTTCTTAAGGTTTAAAAAAGACGGCGTATTTCACAACGCCGTCTTGTCAAGTTAACTACAGATTAGTCCTCGGATACGGAGAGATCCATATCATTTAGCTTATTGATCAGCTCAGACTTCTGTTTTTCAAGATCCGCTGTAGCTTTGGCGCTGTTTACCACATCTACTGCACTGCCCGATATCAGGCCTTTGCCCATCGAATTTAGCACACGGGCAAAAACTTTTGCTTCGTCGGTAAACTTGTCCTGGTTAGCTTCTATGAAATTGCCATAGATATCCAAAAGCGCATCCATAACGCCATTTACCTGACCGGCAAGGCTGCCCCATTCTTTTTCAGACAGCAGGTCTTTGATATAATCCTGAATCTGTTCCGGTTCCATTTGCTCGGAATCGGGGGATGCAGATATTAGCACCAGCCCTTCACCGACCGCCTTAAACACGGGGGATAGATCCGGATTTTTAACGCATACGGCGTAGGTAGAAACCTGCGCGGTTGTTTGTACAAGGGACGAGATTGTATCAACCTTATCCCAGTTTACGGTTTCACCGTCTTTTATAAGCGAGCAGCCTACAAGCATAGCCATAACGCCAGCAAGCACGCAGCCCACGTACCATGTGATACTGTCAGTATTTATCATAGTTTTTTAGTTTTAGGTTTAGGTTAAATGTATTATGGATGATTGAAATTTGGCAACGATTTTTTAAGCTAATTTTTCCGTTGACGCTTTTTAAAAATTGCAAAATAATAAAATCTGATTTTTTAATAAGTTATGCCTGCAAAATCAAAAGCACAACAAAGATTCTTTGGGATGATTTATGGCGCTAAAAAGCAACATAAAGAAGATAAATTAAGCGGCAAAGCCAAAGAAGTTGCTGATAAATTAACAAAAAAGCAAACTAAAGACTTTGCCAAAACCAAGACTTCGGATTTGCCGGAGAAAGTCCGTGAAACCGAAAAACGTGAGTACACCCGTAAGGTTGCTGCAGTATGGCGGGAGTGCATTCAAGTATTTGGAAGATAGCGCTATATACCCATAGCTAAAAAAATAATAAGGATCGGGTGCATAACACACCCGATCCTTATTATTATAGGATCCGAAGATCAATTATGCAGTAGCTTCAGCGGTGTCAGTGGGTTCGGGATTTGACTCGGCTTTAGCTTCCTTTTCTTCGTCTACATCTTCCAGGGAGCTAAATCCCAATTCCTGGAAGACTTTTTGGTCGTCAAGGCACTGGATGTTATCCGAGGTGTGCCATTTCGTGATGCCCTGCAGTTTAAACTGCTCGATGACCTTGTTAGCCATGCGAAGCGATCCTTTAGCCTGCGGGAAACCACCCTGCCAAAGCTCGACCAATTTGGATTTCTGGAAGACGAGTGTCTTCGAGAACTCAGGGGACTTGGTAGAGGCGTGATGGCAGAATACGAAAAGACCCGAGTTTGCCGTTTTAGGCATTCTCGACTGTATTAGTTCCGCCTGCATAAACAGCTTGCGGATGGATGTGGTGTTCTTTTCGTTAATTGCGAGGACGTGATCGTCGGGCAGATTGCTTCCTACGATCCATAGGTTTCCCCTCTGGTCGCGTATAGCGACTGTGACGAAGTTAATGAAGTTTTTTGTACGTGATACTTTTGCCATATTTGTTACCTAGGTTTTATTGTTGTTTATTTGTTAATTTGGCCAGTTTAGCCAAAAGTGAAGGAAGGGATGGCGAGTGGAAGAAAGGGACCAAAACCACTCTTTATTAACCCATCCTTTCTAAAGAAATTGAGTTAATAAATTAACGAGGAAAGTCTTCCGAGAACTCCGGCATGTCTATGGCAGCTTCCTCGGCAATTTCCCTTGCGAATTGTTCTTTTAACAGCTTCGCAGTCTCTTTTTTATACTGTGAAACACGCATATCATAAAATGCTTTTTTCACAGTGTATTCAGCCTCAGCTTTTAGCTTGGCTTCCTCCTCACGCGCTAGTGTGGCTGCATCAACGCGGTTGTTTATATTATCCATTGTAAAGGCAACTAACCATGCCAGTCCTAGGACAATAAAAATGCCGGCTATACCCCAAGTGCATATGCCGGCTATTACTAGAATTAGCAATATTATGCTTAATCCGTTCATGTTATTTCCTTTCTTTTTTAAGTTGGAAATTGGTGTCCTGGGAGGGACTCGAACCCTCATATCCCTTCGGATAGCAGATTTTAAGTCTGCTGCGTATACCTCGTTTCGCCACCAGGACGTTTTTAAAAAAGAACAATAGTCGCACTAGGGTTTGAACCTAGGCTAGATGAACCAAAATCATCTGTGCTACCATTACACCATGCGACTATAATGCAAGAAAAAATTAAAAATCAAATTCCAACTGTGCATTATTGCCAGTGGATTTTTTGTTTTTAATTTTCCCCTTTATGGAATATCCATTACCTTCCGTCAAGTAGAAATTAACGGTAAAATTTTGGATATTCACTTGCGCTGATTTTTGTTTTTCACAACGTGATAGTTGTGATTTCTTACGGTTTTCAGCACCGCGCTTTCCAAGAATACTGCAGGCTTCGGATTTGGTTAAATCCGGATTATCCCGCATAAATTCTTTTAAGCGTTTTTGAAACCCTGCCGTAGTCCAGGGATTGCGGTTATTCATCAAGCGCAAATTCTTTTGAGACAAGAACACCTGATGATGCCACAATGAGATTTCGCCCCGGTTTTATCGTACCGAGATCTCCGCCAAGCGAGAATGGATTCCAATTAAGCAACTGTGGATCAACAGACACTGTGCCGTCTGCTTCCACTGTAAACGCTTTATCGGGATCATAGTCCACTCCGCAATAAGAGACATAAAGTCTCGTTGAACCTTTCGGTTTTGTATAACCACAGGTTTTGATAAATCTTGCAGTTCTGAGATTGTTAACAAAAGGCCAAAGTTTTTTGGAATCTTTTGCTATATCTTTATATTCTGCAGGAAATACCGATTCCGCAGTTTTAATGCAGAAGGGCGGAATAGTTTTAAATTGTTCCCTAAGACTGCGCTTAGAAAAAAATCTTTTCTCAGTTGTCTTTGCAGTCTTATTACTTTTGCGAAGTTTAAGTAATTTATCCATGAACTCGTTATAAAGTTCATATTCAGAATTACCATTGATATTTATAGTTATTTCCATTTTTGGTCTTTTCTTTTTTTTTGTTATTAGTAAAAAAAATGCGAAATATCGAATAATATTTCACATCTTAAAGTTAATAATACTTTTCTAAATATATATACCTCAAATAAAGGTATTTTTTCACATGCTAAGGCTTTTTAGCGCCATACCAGTGATTTAATATTTGCCGATTCGTTTCTTTTAATTTATCCAGCGTGCATTTTGCGCAAGCATTTGGATCATGCGTCCAAATCTTTTTAGGTTGTCCGTTGACAAAGACTGTTACGGCAATATGCGTATGTCCGTTAATAATTACAGATTCTTGCGCATTGGCATTACTAAGGAATAGTGGACATATTAATAAAAACAAGTATTTAAAATATTTCATTTTTTTTAGCTATGGTTAAATTAAAAATTAAAAAAAAAGAGCATCGCGCGATCCTCTGAATTTATCTTCAAAGCTTACACAATTATATATACCGCAAAAATTTAAATTTTTTCAATAGTAATAATTAAAAAAATAACTGCGACTTCATATAAGGAAGTCGCAGTTATTAAACAACTACTAAAATATTAGAAATTCAAGTACTTTAGCATTTGTTCATTTAAATATGCAGTAGCGTCATAAACTCTAACGGCAATTTTTGATCCCTCTGAACAAACAATGTTATCAGCTACAGTTCTTATACCTTTTAGCATTCCATATCCTATAGCGTCCGCTAAAAAGGCTTTCTTATATCCGGCATTTTCAAACAACTTACATTTTTCAGATAGCTCTTTGTAATACTCCGAATACATAATTATATCCTCTGCGGTAACATAGTTTTTGTTCTGCAGTTGCAGTTGCTTCTGTTCTTCAATTAATTTAGAAGCCATATTGCCGGAATCCTCCAACGCTTTAGAAACGCTAGGCATATCGCCGATGACATCTTTGCGCATCAGCTCCACAGCAATTTCTTTAAGGCTAGAGTTAACGACAATGGTCTTATTATCGCTGTGCCAGTTGGACAATATATAAGATGTTTTGGCTGCAACATAATCCGACAAAGCATCAAACAAAATAGCTCGTTTGTCCCTGCGAGTTAACGAGATTTCATCGTCGCATATAATTGTCTCAGCGGGTAGCTTATTGTCATAATGAAGAGGCAGCTCCTCAAGGAATTTTTTAGAATTGAATAGCCGAGATGTATTTGTTTTAGATTTTGCTATCCACTCTCTAACATGCAAGGAGATAAAACCAGTAGTTATAATAACCATAACTACTGCAATAAACTCTATAATATATTTTTTCCAATTGTTCATAATTTTTTATGCTAACTTTACGTATTTCCCACTTTAAACAGTTTATTTAAAGTGTATGTCAAAGTTAACATGTCCTTTCTAAGTATATATACCATAATTATTTAAAGTTTTTCAACTTGTTCGTTGCGCTGATTCAAATACATCGCGGTCAACAACACGCGCAGGCTTTTTCCAATCGGTGAATTGCAAGACTACCCCGGATTCTACAAATATTTTTAATTCCTCGGGTTTGATAGGATAACCGTCCTTGGTCATTACATCTTGCAAAACATCTTCGACAAAATCTTTATTCATAGCGTAATAAACGCTACACCATGATTCGTTACTTTGTTGTTTAATATATGCTCCCAGTTTATGCTTTCGACAATTATATACAAGCGTATGGGCTTTCGCTGTTAATCCCTCCGGTAACATAGCTTTTCTAAACACATATTGACCGTTGCCATTGTCGCCTTTTGGATAATAAGACAAATGTCCCATTACCTGCCTAAGCGTCATGGACATTAGCAAGTCCCTTAATGCCGCCGTAGGATTAATTTCCGACTGGCAAGCAACCAAAACGTTATCCCACCACAGATAATTAAAAATTAAATTGCCCTCTTCAATCAGCTGTAATCCATTGCTGGCAATCTGATCATCTAAAGCAAATTCTTCAACATTAACGCTAAACATCCATTTAAAAAATCTGCTTAACGAATCCAATGCAAATTTAGTTACTTGTTTATACGCTTGCGCGGTTAAACCGTAATTAACGTTATAAATTTCCTTTTCATTATCCTTGGTTACATTGTCTTGCGTAACAAATATTACATAAGGATATTCGGAGTAAGTTTCAGATAAAAGCGCCATATTTTTACAACGCAAATAAACGGGATATTCATTTAAACCATTAAATAACTTTTTAGATTTAATAAATCTGTCATTTGTCGGTATGTTAAATGGCGCGATCTGGCCTAATGCTAAAAAGATAAACTTAATTAAATTACGCGCGTTTACAGAATCGTAAACATACAAAGGTTTTGTATTATATCCTAAAAATTGCCTATAAAATACGGATATAATATAACTTATAATATCCCTAACCCCCGAGTTTAAGAACTTTGCGTATTTTTTATAACTCATGCGCACGGGCACTTCGGACGAAAAACATAGTTTTAAATCCTTGCTCATGCACTCCACAGTGTCATTACTTTGGCTGGATAAAAACGAAAACACATTTTGGCTTTTTAAGTTAAACTTTAACGCAATCGCCTGCCATGCTAATGCAGTATACACGCCATTTGCTCGATCCCATCCAAGAGAAAGCGTTCCATATTTACAGGGCGCTTTATTGATATTATGCCTGATAACGCTGATTAAATTTTTATAAAAAGGACTGTCGCTTCCCTCAAATAAAGTTGGCAAATTTAACTTAATATTTTCATCGTCTTCAATTAAGTTTGTTACGGTAAATCTTGTATAAGCCTTTAAAGCCAGATCTTCGATGGCTGATTTTTTTAATAAATCTTTTTTGCTAAAGGCAATAGCGTATTCTTGGTCGCCGCCCATAATTAAACGGCCTTTATGTATTATCTCCTCTGAATCCTTAAAGATAATATTTTGATCAACTTTTATAATAAAGTTAGAAAGAATTTGGGTATTGGAAGGGTCGTCTTTAGGTTCGACAATATATCCGTCCGATGTTTCCCAAATAACAAAGTTGTTAAACTCCACCATCTCTCGCGACATGGCATTAAGTTTTTGCAGCACAGATGTATAATTATTTTCTTTTATCCATTCAAATAGTCGGCGTTTAAATGGCAGCTGATTAACGTCAAAAATATTCATCAAATATTGCAGTTCCGACGAAACACCCGTAGCCGTGGTTCTTGCTGCATTAATAATTAAGGTTTTATATTTGTTTTCAACAAAAGCGTTATAGGTATATAAATAATTGTCTTCTTTATACTCGTGATAATCGCATATATACAAATCTGCATCAGTGCTGTCCTTTAACAATAAAGAGTCATGCAAAGATTTGATTGTTTGCAAACTGCTGTTATAATCATTTAAAAATATCAGTTTTCTAAATGCGCTTAGATTCGACCTAAGATTATTCGGTTCATTTGTATTTAAATCTACAGCTAAATAACATTGATTGTTTGCTTCCAATTCCAAGCATTCTTTAGCATAATTATACAACACGATAGTCTCATACACATTTTCCAATACTCGCACTTTGGTATTGTTAAAATCAATATGCGGGTCTAAAGCATAAATGCCTGCAAAAGAATTTTTATAGTTGTTTAAATAAACCTGATAACAGCCGTTATTTTTAGGATTAATAAATTTTAAACTGTTGATAATGTGATAGTCTGCAAAATAAGGAACAACAATCCATTCGTTGCTTTCTTTAAACAGCTTGCCGTTTATAAAAGACGCAAAGCTGCTATTATCTTCTTTAACCTTTAAGTCTTTAGCATCTAATGATATAATTTCCGGAACATAAGATAATACATTGTTATCCGAAATAAATTTCAGCATATAAAACAGATGTACTGAATCTATTGGAAAGGCTATACCTTTTATGCTTTTAATATTGCCGCGATGCATCCATTTTTTTGTTTCAACAAATTGATGATCCAGTTCAGTTGGTTGGGCAAATAAAGATGCTACGATTATATTTAAAATGTTTCTGCGCTTAATTAAGATATGCTTTAACGCTTTTTCCACATACGCAGGTTCATGCAAAAGTTTGCTTTTAAGTTGCACGCCGTAATATTTAAAAAATATTTTAAAGGCTTTTGTGTAATCGCCACGCATATAATACGCCAGCATATCTATGGAAGTGCCTGCAATAAACATTTTATCTTCCAACTTTTCCAATGGCAAAAATTCTTGTGTATTAGATAATTGAAATAATGTGTCTATATTTAGATAGCCAAAAGGCAACACACGCAATAAATTGCCATTGATTTTCGTGTAATATGCCTCCACAGCATCGGCTGAGTCAACCGGCAAATCTTCTATCGTAGATTCTTTTAAAATTAAATCCGATTCTTCAGTTCCGGGCTCGCCATAATTATTAGCCGAGCACTTACGCAATTTATAATCAATAATCTGCTTTGCAGGCTTTTGACCAATAGAAAACCCCAGATCCTTTAAGATAAAATAAGGATCAACGCTATCAATTATATTTTCCAGCGTTTTAATACGCATAACTTTAACTCCTTTACTTTCTTTAGATTATGTATTTAATAGATTTTCAATTTCCAAACTAATGCTCATTGGAAGATACTCTCCAAAAGCAGTATTTAAAACTTGTTTATTAGTTTCATCATATTGGGTAAAAAATTCATCACGCCATTTTACTTCCGGTAATGTAATCTCTGAAGTTTCATCATGTCCGTCAGCAATTACAAGGGTGGTAGGAATATTAAGTTTAGATAATATAGTTTCCGGAACATTGCCGTTATTAAATTTGTCCAAACTTTCCACAGGAATGTTATACGCAAAATTTAATACATCTCCGCCTTTTTTTATAATTTCCTTTATATAATCTAAAGAAATAGCATCTTTTAATTCCACAGGCACCGATTGTTGTGCTAACTGTGCATTTGTCTTACTGTATTCAACAGGATAGCCGTAATTAGAAAAATAAGTCACATAATTAAAATACTGGCTATTTGGTAGAATGATTGATTTTGGTAAAATTAAGGTAATCATAGTTTTAAAATTAGGCAAATTTAGACTTAGCGGTTAATCGAATTTTATCAATATTATTTAAGGCATAAGGGTTATTGTAAAAAATAAAATTCGTTAGAGTTCCGTTAGTATTTTTAAAAAATAATCCGTCATTAAATGCACTTACAGTTCCTAAAGTTATGGAGGTGCTATCTAAAACTGTAGTTGCATACATGTTTGTTTCGGCTAAATTTGTTACACTGGAGGAAAAATCCCAAACGTTGCTATCATTTACTTTAGGTAAAAATTGCGCAGGCGGAATACTACATTCTAAAGAACCCGAATCCGTAGAAGTATATGATATTACTTTAATCATTACATAATCCTCCTTGGGGTTAATCCGACATAAGCTTCTTCCGGTATATCCCATAGTTTTGTATGATCACTGGGATCATAAGCTGCGACAAGTTCAACTTTAGGATTTGCCATCGCCGCGATAGGTTCATTCGTCGTCCATGTTGAAGAATCATTATTATGATACCATGCAGCTATACTGGGACTCATCTGCCAGTAGTATTCTACGCGGGTTGTACCGTAAAATTCTCCTGTAAGATATATCCATTTATCATAAGGATAGAGCCTTAAATTCCAATTTGCTTCTGCAACGGCAGTTAAACCTATGCCAATTTTAGCAATTGAAGATGCAGTATCCGGAAGTGTAAATCCCGACAGTCTTCTAATCCAAAAAGAATATCTATATTTTAAATAACCGTTTACGTTTATAGGATAAGAGTAACTGTTTAAAAAGTTATATATCCTAAGTCCTAAACTTGTTCCAAACGCAAATTTATACCAGTTAGTTACAGGACTTTGAAATTGGGAATAGTTTATAGCATATTTAATGCAATCCGGTTTATCAGTGTCTTGACTTAGGTCTCTGTTTTCACAACACATTACCGGCCTTGAAGAATCTGCCAAAGTTGGCAACCCCCCGGATAAATAACAATAATCTGTCAATCCTGTATATGGATTTATATAACTGGCATTCGGGGTCGTTGTTAATGTTTTTAATGGAGTATCTCCGTCAGCAACTGTTCCCCTGCCTCCCATTGTTACCTGATATGCAGTGCCTGAATTAGTATAATTTACAATAGCGCCATCCCATCCGGTGTGTGGATCTCCATTTATATCATTATACTGGTAATCACATCCCGAATTTTCAGAAAAGCCGCAGTAATAACCGCAATTTCCGCCGCCCACGGCATTTATCCACATACCATAATTTTTATTAGGCAATTGGCGGTTTTCAACTTCAACTCCTGCATTATAATAAGAGGTTGTATGTGCTTGCGCAGATTTATCCAACCACGAGTTAAAACCTACATTGTCTAAATATATGAGACAATTATCTAAAGGAGGCATTACCTCATTTATATAGTCAGATACTGTATACGAAGTATTGGCATCCGACATATCAATATTTAAAATACACGGACGCGACAGCGTTACCGGAATCAGTGGTCCCTTAAATGAGGTTCCAATCCCTGGAACATAATTATACCAAGATCCTATAGCTAATTCTAACCCGCTGGAAATATTTAACGAGTATTCTGATAGCCCTACAGCTGTTGTGATAGTCGGCACGGCAACTCCGTCAATATATATTTTTGGATTGGACGGTCTTCCTGCTCCCGATGATAGCATACTATTTAAAGTAATTACTACGGTATGCTTACCTGTAGGTAAAGGGCGTCTACTTTCAAATGCAAATCTTTGTGTTTCGGGTACCGTGTTTTTTACGGCAATCGCGCAGGATAGACAACCTCCATAATCCGTGTTATACATACACAGAAAACCATAGGGAAAATTATCAGTCCAATTATAGGCATAACTATCAAAAAAGGCTATGGACTGAGAAGCACCCGATCCGATCCCTTCCCAACTTTCGACATCGTATGTAATACAAAATGATACCGGCAAATTAATTTCCGTTAATTGCGTCCATGTTGGCACTCTCACGAAACAGTCAGGACCTACGGTTAAGCTATTTTTTAAACAATTGTTGGGATCATATTGAGATATAAATTCTTTTGCAGATGACGCAACTCGCAAACTGGAAATTGAAGATACACTTTTTAAGGAAGCAAATGCTCCGTATTGATCGCAAGCATCATATAAAACCAGTATTTCTAAACGTTCTTCGCATTCAAATAAATGTTCAATTTTTTGTGAAGTTTTACCGATAAAAACAATATAACTTAAATCAAAATACTCATTTGATGCAGGAGTTTTGGTTAAAACAAATCTGATAAAATTAGTGGAGGTGTCTACTTTTAATAATTCTTTTGTGCCTTCTCCCTTAATGATTATGTCGAAATTGTTTACCATAGAAGAGGGAATTATTGTCTCAATATAAATTGACGGATTATTGGCATCAAATCTTAAGCAACATCCTGCAGCAGGTAATCTACTTGAATTTCCAATTCTGCTGTTTAAATAACTGTTTTCATCAATAGTTATTGTAGCAGGCAAAGTTTCTGTCACTGATCCTGCAATTGCAAGATTAGTGTCTGTTAAAAGATGGCTCCTTTTTATTCGTTGATATGTATCGCTCATTTAATAATTAACCAGCAAAGTTTTCTATAACAATATCCGCTGAATCTCCTGCATTATCAACAAAAAGATACACTGCGCCGAGATTTGGATACGTATATTTATTGTTAGTTGGGTCTGGATAAATTGGATTTAAATTGCTATATGTCGAAGACGTGCTTAAATAACATGCACCCGTATTGGATATTTTGGGAGTGATAATAACATTTCCGCCATTTGTTTTGGAAGATGCAATTAATACTCCTGTTTGCGCCGTGGTTGGAGCTACATTTATAGCATTATCTGTGGAAACAACTACCATTGCATCCGTAGCCGTTTTTAATTCATTAATAGCTCCAGGGATTGTTTTAGCAGTCGTTGTAAGAGTGTTATCTGTAATATTTTGTTTTAGATTTAACTCCGTCTGCGTTGCATTTGAGATAGGTTTGTTTGCATCCGAAGTATTATCCACATTTCCAAGACCCACCGCAGCTTTTGTCAGGCTAACTACAGAAATGGTGTTATTATTAATATCGATATAAGAACCTGCTATAAGTGTATCTTGTTTAGCAGTCAATTGTTCTTCTACACTTGCAGCTGTAGCGTAAGTCGAAGAGATAACATTTCCATCTCCGTCCTGTGTAGCCTTTGTTGCAGAGGCAACCGTTCCACTTATGTTACTTGCGGAGATTGTGCTATTAGCCGTTAGCGGTGTTATTGTATTGGAACCGAGTGTTACTACCCCACTTGCAATGTTTGCATCAGTTATACCATATCCCGACAAAGTGGTTGCTTTATCGGCTTTAGCGTCAGTAACTGCTTTTACGGCTGCAGCAGTTGGAAATTGTGTATCCGTCGCGGAAGTAGTTAAATTCTTTGTAACACCCGTACCCGCAAGGCCTCTTTCAGTGTTCAAAGTCAAGAGTACGCCATTAGTGAGGGTATTGCCAATATTAACGTTGTCTGATTCTCCCGCTGCAGTTGCGGCAATGTTGATTGTTCGAAAGTTTGCACTGCCCCCAATATTTACAATATTGCTTGAATTACCTGCTGTGCCTCCGATATTTAATACGTTGTCATACCCTCCATTTCCAATAGTAACTGTGGACAGGGCTTCCAAATTAACACTTTCCTGATACATTTGCAATTGATTTTGCTTTAAAACCAAAGCGTCAAACACAGATTTTGATGTAGGGATATGTACATCATCATTGGTTAGATTGCTTGCATCAATCCCTGATATTTGCGTGCCATTTAAAGTAATATCAGCTACTGTGATTGTTCCTGCATTAAAGTCCTTTGCACCGGTAATTGTCTGAACACCATTGGTTGTTAAAAAACTACTAGTATCCACATCATTTATAGCTTTCCAAGTTCCGGTACTATCATGATATCTTAATACAGGAGTCGTTTCAGAAATATCTAACCATAAATATCTTAATTGTTCCAAAGATGTTGGAGCAGTGGGAGAAACAATTACAGGTCGTTTATCGTAAGTGGTAACAGGAGTACTCATTTAGTTTTAATGGAATTTATGTTTAGCTTGCCATAGGCGTAATCAGAATGCAACAAAAAACTCCGAGAGAAACCTCTCGGAGTTGTAAGAAATAATATGATTCACGTTTAAAGCATGGAAACCACAATATTAGCGCTGCTAACAGCAACACCTAAATCATAGTTTACAGTGCCACCGATCATCGAAGTAATTGAAGCGCCTGTTCCAAATATTACCTCACGATACCAAACGTTATTAGTTGCATCATATTCAAAGATCGTACGGGACTTGGCGCCACCCTCTGACGCTATTGTGTCAAATACGACTTTGCATCCGGCCAAGTTAGTAAATTCTGCTATGTCAATCGACCCTGTTTGACTCGTCGATTTAAAAGCAGTTTCACGATTTAATATGCCACCATTTGTGTTAATTGTATCTAACGTTGAGGTGGTTAGCTGTACGCGTATAGTACTACTAGCTACTGTTACAGCACTCGGATAAGTTCCAGCTTGTGTGGTAGCGCCTATGGTTACGGAACCATTGCCAGCTGTACTTTCTTCATAGTATGTTAGTGCATCTTGCTTTGCAGCCAAGCCGTCGTATACAGCTTTCGCAGAAGGCAGCTGTTGATCCGTCGAAGAAGCGTTTAGTGTGGTCTGAATGGCAGAACCTGTTACTGAGCCATTAACAGTTAACTGGTTGCCTGCTGTAAGTGTTTGCCCGCTAATCGTGGTGCCCGAAAACGTATCAGCTTGGACTGTTCCAGTAAACTGAGTAGATCCGGATGAAGCTTGATTTATATTCTGCGTCTTATTTTGCAACGCAGATATATCAGTATCAAGTTCAGCCAAAGCACCTTCAACAGTGTTAGCAGTTATACCGTCTATAGTAATGCTGCTATCTTGTTTTCCAGAATTGCTAGTATTGATTTCATTAATAGCGCCAACAATTGTCTTGTTCGTGGTATCCAGATTGTCATCATAGGTATTGGTTGTAACACCCGCAATGACAGCTGCGCTTACATCACTGGCTGACTGATAACCTAAAACGCCTTTCCACGTAGCCGGTACGATATTGGATGCATCAACCTTAGCGGCGCCATCAGCAGTTGTTTTAACTGCGGTAAGAGCTGTATCTAAGGAAGTTAAAGCATCGGGGATTGTCGTTTTAGCTTCGCCTTGAATGTTAACCGATATTGTAGCATCTTGCTTGCCTGCAAGTGAGGTTTGTAAGGTTCCAATTGCCTTAGTATTATCAGCAACGTCTTTTACGAGACCGGATTTTGCATTACCGACAGTGGTTTGCAGTGCCCCTATGTTTGTGGTGTTAGTTGCAACTTCACCGTCTAATTCGTTAATAGCGCCAACAATTGTTTTAGCTTCAGTCTCCAGACTATCGTCAGTAATATTTTGCTTTAAATCTAAAGCTTCCTGTGTTGCCGTTGAAATCGGTTTATCAATGTCGGCAGTATTATCTACATTTGATAATCCTATGAAAGTCTTATCTACAGTAACGTCCCCCTTGTGCGGGGTTCCTGTATAGTCTATGATGCTGTTTCCAGCATCTGCAGGGTCTATCAATACTGCTATTTTCTCTACGTAGTCTCGAAACGGTAAGTCCTTAGGGACATCTTGCCCTTTTTGGATTAACATATTTCGCATCATCTCCTTTGTCTGCATTAAATATGCAAACTTAGAAGATACGCTTCCGCATTTAGCTACCAAAGACTTTGCTTTACAATTTGTTGGTTTTAAACATTCGGACATTAAGGATTGGTCTCCTGATCGTTAGGTTGCTCGCCATTTATTTCATCCAATTCTTGGCTTACTTTACAATAACCTAAAGCCATTAATTGTTTTGCAACAGAAATGCTTCCGCAACCGCAAGATTTATTATAGTCATTCCACCCGTCGCCCCGATTAATTAAATTGCCTCCTTGAAACGCAGTAGATAAATATTTGTTGTTAACACAGTTTCCTTGAATGGGATTTGACCTTACAGTTAAGGTAAACACACGGATTTGTTCATAACCATCCGTGGTATCATCTTCCTCATTAGCATCTTCCAGAACTTTTTTAAATACACGAACTACATATGTGCCGCGTGCCAACATTAATTGTTGATGTTTGATTCTTAAATATAAATTTTCGTAATCAGCATTACTGTCATCCGTTTCGTAATAAATAATTACTTCCGTAGGATCAATTGACTCGTCGTCACTCGATGCCGCCGCTGAAGTTTTATCTAAAACAACACATTTGTTTCTGGCATCTTCTTTAGATATAAAAACCTTAAACCGCAAACTGTCAAAATCCGTTTCAGCTGCATTATAAGGGCCGTCTATGAAAATATTTAAATCCCCGTTAGGATCTGTGTACTCCTTATTGGCAGAATTTTTAGACGATGATCCATTCTCGGATGTAGAAGGATCCATAATGCCAGGTAATGCTGTTACATAACAAATTTCGTCACTGCCGCTACTCATACGTCAAGAAATGGTTATAGTTTCAGAGGGTTGAATAACATCTATTAATTTTAAATTATCTACCAATAATTGTGTATCAGATTTGATAATTTGCCAACCTCTTTCTGCAAGTTCCGGAGTTTCAAAAAATAATTCTATAGTATTATCTCTATAAAATGGCGTAATTAGTCCTTGAATATCGGACTCGTTCATGCTTTCTACAGTCTCAATGGTGGGCAAATCGGTAATATCAGGTACCGATGCAATTCTATTAAACATATCACCTTGGTTCGGATCCAAACCCGTGCCTGTTAATTGTTTAACAAATATATAACCCCCTTCAAGCATTCCCGTGCCGATGGCGGTTACTTTTATGGGATAACCGCTTATATTAGCAATCCAAGATAAGTCAGTTTGAGTTGTATCAGACTTGGTTAATGTAACGCTGGTGTTATTTGATGGGGTGCTCATTTTTTTTAGCTATTGGGTGTATACCATTTTGGATCTACCCATTGGTAATTTCCTTTATTAATTTTAAAAATTGGAATCATACCGATTGGGCATAATGAAACTCCGGCTTGTTGGATATCATTCAAAATTTTAGAAGTATTATCATACAATGATTCTAAAACCTCAATATTTATTTCTATAATTACCGCATTAGAAATAATATATTTAAAAAACCAATCAAGCTGAGTCGTTGCAGTATAATCATTTAATAAATACTGCAATTTCTCATCGGGCCAGTTTGTACCTGTTCTTAAGTCAAGAGCATAAATCAAAAACGGGTTGGTTGTAACATCTGAGGCACCGTCTATGTTAAAATATTTAAAATTATTCGTCGTGTCTGTAGATAAGTTATGTTGATTATAGTTAATATATGCGGTTGCTTTTCTATCAATAGTATATGGATTTCTATCCCATAATATTTTCCAAGAAGAACTGAGTGTATCAAATGGTAGCCCAGTGGAACGTGGCGCGCCTTCAATGTTTTCCGTTGTCCAACAAGCTCCCGGAGTATTATTTGTACGCGAAGGGTCCCACCAATAATCTTTGCCGTTGTTGTAATATACATTAATGGGATTAACAAGATAATCTCCTGGGTATAAGGTGGTGTCTTGGGAAATGTTGGTTTTGCCTTTTGTGACTATCGTATATTGTTGCGTACGCTTCAAAACTTCAGCTTGTAAAAATTCAATTTGCGGATTTTGCGCATCTTCATTTACGGAAATTTTAAAATAAACATTATTTAAAGAATCGGGATTTTGGGACGTACACATCACTAAATCTTCTGCGGAATACGGTGGCACACCTGCTATTGCATTTATAAGTTTGTAAGCGTAAAACCCATTCCCTAAATTATAGGCATTTGCAATATTTTCTGCAGTTAAATCGCATTGAAAATCTACTGCAGTTCCTCCAAACATAGCATTTAATATTTTGCCAAAATTTACCACGCTTTGATCGGAACCTTTTACATAATTGCTAGCCTGCAACGCTTCAATGCCTACAGGGATATTGCTTAAACCGATTATCGCATTATAAATAGATTTGCGATATTTATTTTGCCCTCTTACTTTGGCATTATAAATAAAACTGCCATTAATTCCGTCATATTTAAAATGCGTTAGAAAGAAATCCCAAAGCAGATTTACTCTTTCAGATTTAGTTTTGGAGGTGTCGGTAAAATCTGAAAGGGTTAAACCTGCGGATAAGGGTAATAAAAATCCGACATACTTTTCAGATTGACGAAAATGCACGCCTGCATAAAAAACATTTAAAAATGTCGTATTGCTTGTATTTTCCGTGTGATCCCAAGATTGAATGCTGAATAATTCTAAATCTTTTAATTCGGATTCATTGTCGCTGGAATCAAAGGGAATTAATAATACAACGGATTGGTTCTCAGAAAATTGTTCAGGATTGCTTAAATAAAGAGTTAATGCATCTACATTAAAGTTATATACTTTCGAAGTTTCTGCATTTAAAGCGGTATTTAAATCAACCGAATCAGCATTGTCACAGATTAAAAATTTTACATCCGACAGCTTAAAGAAATATTCCCTATTCGTCAGATATAAATTTTTATCGTCATTATAAATATTAGCCCAACTATTATTTACATCTGTAAATGCAGATAACAACATAGGCATTTTCGACATTGTTTTAGCCGCTTGCCTTGTTTTGCCTTTTAATAGTTGATGCCAAAAGCTGCCGCATTCCGCAAAGTTTATGTCAGTATTAACTGCGGAATTTCTTGCAAAGTATGCTTGTGTTGTATTGTCTCCGTCCATCGTTACACAAGCTTTTCAACAAGGTTAATATTTTCTCTTGGCAGAATCATTGAAATTGTTCTTGGTCCTGCTCCATAAAGTTTTAAATGAAAATCTATATTTGCAGGATCAAAAGTTGTCACAGCTTGGATGGTTGTATCTCCGTCAATTTTATTTCCCGAAGAATCAAAATAATCCTTACTGCATCCCAACATGAGCGTTGCCGTGGGTATAATACTTTGCACACCGGAGGCTCCCATAGACACCATTATATCAGAAATATATGCATCAGAATAACTTAATGGATATATTAAACTATTCATCAAATCATAAATACGTTCTATAGCAGCTTGTCTGTCAAAAAATTTATTTGTTTCTTTAGAATAATTAACCGTAAAATCCGTAATATAATAATAGTAACAAGCTTTAACTTCAGTTGAAATCGCAGGATCACAAGCAGGGCTTTTTACGAAAGAATCCAGCGATTCCATTACCGGATCATATTGATAGTCGAAGCGCATCCAAATGTAACTATTCGATACAGATGTTTCAGGATCAGTTTCGGTAGTTATATAATCGCTTAAATCTGCATTTATAAATGATGCAGGGAAATTAAAATAGGTGTGAAGCTGTCGTATAGTCTGATGAGGATCATCTTCGGTTTGTTCCAACTCCCAACCCGCAAAATTAAATGCCATTGTAAAATCTTTATCCGAAAAATTATAAAATTGATACGGCACATAATCCGCAATCGTTTCTCGATTTGTAGAATTAGGTAGTGTTGTCCATTCAACTGTAGCCGGATAAGTTGTGTAACTTTTACGCGCAGTGCATTGGTTTAAATTAATGCTTAGCGTAGAGGTGTCAATGGTTGTAGAAGTTGAGAATGCGTCATCATCTTCACCCGCAATATTTAAATTAACGCTGGCAATTGGATAATGGTTTAGTCGAATAAATGTTTTTTGCGCCGTTGTAGGCAAATTGCTGACATCCCCTGCAGGATTTAAATCGCTCGGTTTCGTTGTACCATAAAAAGTATTAACGCCATTCTCATCCGTTGACACATAGCATTTGAAATATTCCGAACAAGTTGGAAGCGTAGTATCTCCCTTAACCCAAATATCTATAGCGGGAGAATATGCATAAAAAGGATTATTATCCGTGCGAACCATTTCAATGTCCCCTACTTTTGTAGGAGACACCCCTGTAATTCCTGGATATTTTTGTTCAACAAAAGATACTACGTTATTCCGCGTAGCAAAATTAGCTGAAGGTTGAATTTTTTGAAATATAGATATTAACTCGGCAAGATTCGTAGGTGATTCATAAGGCGCAATATCATATGCAGCAACAACCGATTCAACTTCATCAAAGAAAGATAAATGTTCATTAATCCCCGCTTCATCACCTGCGTTAACTTCCGCATTTGATGGACCGACAATCGGAATGTCTACAAAGTATAAATTCGGTTGAAAATTATTATCTGATTCTCCCACATTTGTTACATTTGACACCGATAAAAAGAAATAATTGCTGTCGGTATCAACTGTTCCGGTATATCCATAAGGATAAATTTTAATACTGGAATTTTTAGGGGTTACATAATTAAAGATGTAATTATCATTAAATTGTAACAACTCACCCTTGTCCATAACATAAGGATTTGTGCCGGTATTCTCAGGACCATTGTTTATAAAAGATAGTCGTGCGGTGCCGGTGGTGTTGGCGTTAACCAAGCTGTCAACACCCAAACCTCGTAAAAATTCCGTAACAAAATCACAGTCACATACAGACCCATTGATAACATTTAATAAATCCATATCCGACAATACACATTCCAAGGCCGTTTCAATTTGCGCTACAATTTTTCCGAAACGCTCAATTAAAAATTTACCCACAACGGAGCTTGGCGAAAATCCAGTATCCGGAAATTCACGTATTAACAAGATGCGCATTCTGTCTTCGCATTCACGAAGTTTAGTAGCATCTACTGGGGTATTGGAAGATATGTAATCTGTTAAATTCATTTTTTTAAAATTCTGCGTTTAATTCAATCTCGCCGATTACAGTCTGGTCGTCAAACGTAAACTGCAGCGTTAATATGGCTTTATCATAGGTAAATTTATACGGTGTTACCACTAAGTCCGTAATAGAATTTACATAAGTGGTATTTACTTCAACCGTAGATTGCACTGTTGTTTGTTGGGAATTAAAATAATCAGCCAATATATTATTTAGCGCACCGATGGATTGATTTTCAAAAAACTTCGTATCCGATCCTGCGAAATTGCAAGTATGCGTTAAATAATTCGAGCTAACTAACGCATAATTCAAAGTATCTTCTTGTAAAGTCGTGCCCTCGTCTTCGTTCAACGGGTTGCTGCCTTGTCTTGTTCCTATGTTAACCATCGCATCTTGGATGGTGGCATCTTTACCATAAACCAAGTTATCGAAATCAAAAGTAATGTCTTCGGTTATATTAGGCTTAACTGCGCTGGCAAAATTTAATTTAACTCCCCCATTAAATACAGGGGAGCTTGACTCTGCAGGATTAGGAACATCACAAAGATATTTAAATTGTTGCATAGCACTCATTATCAATTAGTTACATTCATTTTTTTGTTTATTAACGATGTAGCCTGCATTAAATTGGCATTATATAACTTCTTGTCCAATCCGGCTTTATACAAAAGTTTGCGAGAAGCATATCTGCTTACGGTATCTCGCTTTAATGCAAAAGCAAATTGATATTCAATAGGATCTTTAGATGTTTCCAGTCCTTCAGCCTCCGCTCGCAATAACATTACTGCAGATGTAATATCATTATCTCCGGAAACAATTTCGCTTAAAGATTTATAAGGTTTTCCCTGTATAAAACCTAAAACGTTTTCAATTGTTGATTTTGCAAAATCGTCTATTTTCATTTAGCATACACACTTTCTAATGCGTCGTAGTTTTCACTTATTTCTTTTGCAAATCTTTTTGCCATGCGGGATATCGTAGGCAATGATACCTTATATTTCTGGGAAATTTGCGCAGGAGATAAAACCTTTGCACCACCAAAACCCGTTAAGTGTTCAAAAACCTTTTTCTGGCGATGATCCAATCCATGATACACATAAATTTGCGCTTCTTCCAAGAAATCCGGCCCCGCAGCAGCTGTTTCATCAATGGTTGTTGCTGTATCATCATCGCTATTAACATTGGTAAATCCCTGCTGCTCACTTACTTGCTTTAAAGACTTTTTGCGAATACCCAGAATTTTTTTAATGGACATACCCGTCTCATCAGACAATTCCGTTAAATCCGGTTCTCTCCCATGCTCTTCAATAAAATCCTTTTCCGCTTGTTGCAGATTTTGAGATTCATAGATATACCTTTCCGGAATCTTAATTGGATTTCTTAAGTCTCTGGCAAGACGGGTCATTTTGCGAAGCTGTGAAGAGACATAGGTGGGTAAACTAACTTTATATCCGGGATCAAACTCTTTGACGGCTTTTGCAGTAATCAACTTAGCCTTAGCTTCTAATAAGGGATCACCGCTGGCGTTGTTTGAAGCCAAAGAATAATTTATTGTATCTCCAAGACTATGTATAACTTGATTTAAATTAGATACATTGGGATTTTGCCGGTAGTTTCTATAAGCCTCTTCATACGTTAATTTTTGATTGTCATTTACAAATGAGTCCGGATTTCTATCCATCTCGGATAGAAGTTCCATATCATCATTTAGATCTTCATTAACAACCTTTACATTGTCTTGATCATAATCATTGTATCTGGCTGTTTCTGAAGATGAAAAATGAGGATCCCATACCGGACGGGTTCCTGCTGTTTCAAAATATGAAGTGTCTTTAGGCATTAACTTTTAACTATGAACCCAAGCAAAAATTTAAGAAAAAAGCAAGCCTTTTAAGCGTTATCTACCACAACATTTGCGGACACTCTTTCTCCAAGTGCTATGTTTTGTAGATTTTGCCCACTTGGATTTAAATGCAGCCACAGTTTTAGGCTTATCCATTAGTGTTTTAGGTTTTGCAAATAAAGAATGTTCGGCAATAGTAGATATTGCAGCTTTAACTTCTGTTGGCACAAAAGCGCCTTTAGATGCATCAAACGCAAATTTAGGTTGATATTTTTGACTAAGTTTCGACATAAGAAGGATTTTTTAAAATTTCTTTTAATTGCGCAACAATAATATTATTGTATTTGCGCTTTACGGCATTTTTAGCACAAGAAGTACATCCGGACTTTAGATTGTTTATTTCTGTTAAATAGCTATCTAATATAGAAGCTGCTTTCGTGTCTAACAAATTTTCTGCTTTATAAAAAGACAATGCCCCTTGGTTAATGCAATTTATAAGAATATCTAAAAGATCTTTAACTAATGACGCTGCTTGTTCGGAGTAAAAAAATGGTAACAATTGAAATAAAATTTTTCTATTTACTTTCCCTTTGATACAAGTGGGACATTCCTTTTGATCAGGATGTTCAACTTTCCATTGTTCCTCTTCTTTTTGTAATAATTTTTTTAAATCGTTTAAAATTAAATTCTTAATATTATCCGGATATGTCTGAAGTTCCTTTTCGGTAGTCGCAGACAAAACTTTAAACATATCTTTACATAAAAAGCTTACAAGTTCTGCAGGTATTTCATCGATTATTTGCGGACTTTTACCTATCATTTGGTTGTTTACAGTCTTAGGTTTTACTGTAATAGGAAGATTGATTGGTTTTTGTCCGGAGGAGACCACAGAAGAAATCTTTTCTTTAAAAGCTTTATCGTCAACCAATATAACCAATTCATTATTTAACAAAGCTATAGAAAAATTTAAATCTTCTTTAGTGGATCTTAATTTTACGCTTACTTTCATTTTTGGCTATTCTCCTTGCAACTTGTCCGTAAAATTAAAAAGCATATGAACCAAAATAGGTTGAGAGCAAATAAAACCTAATAGGACAACTACATTCGAAATATTACCTGACAAAATAAAGGCAATCAGATTAGTCCAAAACACAATGTGATAACATAAACAAAACCTGCAAGTTAAAAGCTCTCCCCAAAAATCTCCAAGACGAGTCTGCGCCCAGCCCAGCCCGCTTTCATCTCCCTCCCAATCAGCCCTAGACCAAGTTAAAGGGTTGCTTTCAGTTATATTAAACTGTTCTTCTGTTGGAGTTTGCCAAAACTTAATGTCTTTCTTTTTTAATCCGCATTTTTTTAAAAGAAAAAATATTAAAGATGGCATGCTGCTTTTAAACCAGGTGTATAAAATTGAAGCAGATGCAAACAATGTTATAACATAAAGAAATATTATATCCTGCATTTTAGACCTCCAATTTTTCCATTAAATTTAAATATTTACGTTTTATACTATTTAAAGCGCATGTTGTACAACCCTTGCCGCGCTTTGCATTTGCCTGTTCATCCAGCATCATTTTTGCTAAAGTTTTTGATTTCTCATAAAATAAATTATTAGATATTTCTTCTGCACTTTCAATTTTTGCAAAATTTAAAATATCGAGAATTTTCCGTGCATAAGGCTCACCATCTTTTGAGTTTAAGATAAATTCCCTGCAAATATCCGAGTAAATACGGTCTATTGAGAATTTTCTATCCAAGTTTAAAGTTTTTAATTCTTGTTTAGTTTTTAAGATTTCCGACAAATCAATTTTTTTTAATAAATCCGGAATACAGCTTAAATTCGAATTATCAAATAACCATTCTGTTGCTGTTAAAATAGCGTTATTTAAGAGTTTGGGTAATATGGTATCAAACTTAAAATCAAATAACAGGTTGTTTTTTGATAAGTCTTCTATCGTATACCATTTAGAATCTACAAGATTTTGGCTTTCGTTATCAAAAAGATAAATATTTAATGTGTCTCCTTTAAATATAACCTCTGATGGATTTATTTCTTTGTTGTTTAAATATATTTGCAATTTCATTTTACAAACGGGGGTTCCGAGCAATAAGCTATCCGTGATTGCAAATCCGACAGCAATTTACTCCTTTGTTCTACGTTAAGGTTATTTAAAAATAATAAAGTAAACAAAAGCAAGATTTTTTCCGACTTAGGAGCTTGTTTACTATTAGTCAAAATCGGTATAAATGACAATAAGTCTAAAATTGTAGTATTTAACAAACACTGATGTATATCCCCGAACGCAAGTGCTATTTCCGCTATATCATTTGGGGAAATCTCCTGCCAATCCGTTGCAAGATTTCCAATGACATTCGATGTATTGTATACATACTTCAATTCTTTATCTTTTAATAAATCAGCCGTGTTTGACGCAATTGCAGATAACTTGTTGGTAAAGGTTAAAAGTTTTAACTGAGATATAAACTTTTTATATTTATTTTGAAAATATTCTGCGGTTTCTCTTGATATGGGTAACTTAATATATTGAAAAGTATGGGGAAGTAAAAGCTTTAAGCCAAAACATATAAAATTTATTTTTCTCTTGTCGTTGTCATACAGGATATTGACTATATATTCTGGAAACAATGTCGCGACCAATTCTCTTTCAGTTTTTATATCTGTGGGATATCCATCTGTGACAATCCGAAATTTTTTCCAAATCTCTTCGATGTTTGTATTAGGAAAACTAATCATCAAAGACTCTGGTAAATTAACAGGTCGTAATTTTGCAATATAAGAAATAGGTGTAGGTATTTTAAAGCTAAACATTTTAAGAGTAATCTCCAGATATTTGATATTGTACGTCGCACCATCCCCCACCATAATCCACACCACATTCTCCGGGCATGGTGGAGCCGTCGGGGAAGGTTACTGTCATACCCCTGGTAAGGGTTTTTGTAGCACTGAAAGTCAGACTTGGAATATTATTTTGAGCGGGTAGCGTCCATGTTGAAGTATCACCTGTTGTTCCGGACTCCGCTCCGGACCAATTCGGTTCCAGTCCTGCGGTCAAAACTGGAGTGGTTGTTTGTCCATAATTATAAGTTAACACACGTTGCCTTTGTCCGTTTAAGGATATCATGGAATTTGAATAATACACTGAACCGCCTGATGTTGTACATCTTATTTGTATTGAAGTGGTGTCGGGATTATAACCAACTCCTGAAAGTCCCTGCTCACAATATTGCGAACAATCCATGCTCCCTGTAAGAGTCCGTAAATTATATGACTTGATGGGAGAATGCGATGAGGCGTGCACCCACTCCACCTGTGCACATGGGGTGTAACGAAAATCATATTCATTTTCCCATGTAATACGTCCATTGATTTGAACAGGCCTTTTACCACTTATAATAACGGTTTTATAACTTAGCCCGTAAGGAACTCGTTGACCTCCACCGCCCCCTCCACCGCCTCCGGGTTTATTATTATTGCTTCCACCAGAGCCGGTTAATTGGGTGATTTTATCATCTTCAAGATTGGGATTACCTGTAACTGTACCGTCATACCATTCGCTAGATGATAAGGCTTGTTGCAATTCTTTTTTCCATTTTCCAAGCAAAAATGGCACTCGGATGGTTGCACCAAATTCTCCACCGGTAGATTCTGTATAACCTATGCATTCCTCTGAATCTTGAAAAAATTCTTTTACAGGTTCATAAAACGAATCCTGCTGAATTTGCAATCGACAATAATTAGAAGGCGTAACTTCTGTCACTGTGCAAGGCGTGTAGGAAACGCTCGGTTCGCCTGCACCACACAGACAACCTTCAATAGGATCGTAGCTACATCCGTGAGCTGGGATTGAAATTTCCGCACAGCACTCCTCTAACTCCGATGACGTTACAGTGGGTTGACAGGTCTGACCATTTGGAGCATTACACTGCGCTTGAATATTTAGTGTAGCTAAATTTTTGGCAAAAATGATACCTGCAAAATTATCATTATACATACCTCCTGGATAAGAATAACCATTACAAACGCTAACATTTACTGACGCACAATTCATTAAGGCATTTTTTACTTCAGGCTGTTTGATAAATTCTTCAGGAATATCCGTATTAGGAAACACAGTAGGATCATCCATATTCACACCGCAAGAATATGATGTTGATGAATCAGAATAGTAAACATTACAACCGGCAAAGTTTGGGTTGTCAGGCACTTCACTCTCTGGTAGTTCTTCCTGTAATGTATTCCAACACTCTTGAATAGCATCAAATAAAGCGCCGCTAACAATTAAATTGTCACGCATTACTGCAGAATTTAATAAAAATTGCACATAGGACGGACGTATTACAACTAAAGTTTTTAAATCCCCCGAAGGATTAGTCCAATCAGGTATAGAAAACATGGTGTGTTTAGACCAAAGTTCATTGTCTTTCCAAATTACTTCGCCTGATGGAGAGGTATAAGTATTAATATCCTCACAACATATATCTGTTGCTTCTGTATTTTCCTGCCATAAGGAACAAAGAGCTGGTTCTACAACTTTGTAGGAGTTGCTTTCCTCTGCAGGAGATAAGGTAGCTAAAACATTATAATGCCATTGAAATACTTCATTGAATGCTTCCAAATCACGTTGAGATGGTCCAAAGGTCACTGTTATAGCGGTATCAAATCTGTATACGCAACAATCAAACACGATAGGACCGCTATCAGGATCATTTGGATTAACGGCGGTTGTACAAAAAATATCTGAAACGCAGGGTTGTCCATTAGTTTGATCAATCTTATTTTCTATTGAAGTTATATCTTTAAAACCTTCCGCCAATTTTTGCTGGGCTTCATCAAAGGATTTTCCAAGCCGTGCAAATGCGGCAGCCGTGATTGCCGAAAGCGCGTTACCAGAAGGTCTGCCGTTTGAATCTTTATCACGACTGAGACTAATTGAGTTGCCTCTCATGGGAAAATTTTGGTTTTGTGTCCCTCCGGACATTTTTACGGGAAACCAATAATCAGGCAAATCCTCATAAAACGGCATATTACTAAAACTATTACCTGTATGAGGTACTATTGTCCAACTTCCTTTACCGTTTTCCTCTGTCAGCATCCAAAAACAACTTAAATCGGCATTAATTCTTATGGTCCGTCGCAAAACCTCATCCTTAGTATATGTTGTAAATGTTGTTTCACCCGTTTCGCTATCTATGACCGCTTCCGGTTGTTGAATAGTGATCGTTGCACATTGGCATCCAGTATCCCCTGGAATAAATGTGATTCCGTTACAATAATATAAGATATTTTGTAAAGTCTGTCCCAAAGTGCCGCTTATTCGTACTGTTGCAGTTCCCTCCCATGTGTTTACCACTGTGAATTGTAATGAAGATAAAGACTCATTGGAAATACCCAAAAAAGTTTCACCGGTGTCCACCTGACTTAGCACATAAACCCTTCCCTCGCTGGCGGAAGCCATGGGGATGGTGATGGGATTAATTATCGTTTTCTTCCTGATAACCTGAAACGCAGGGGAACGGTTTAAAACATTAACTTGAGAAATCTCCCCTTCTTCAGGCAGATTCACATCGGAGTTAAACAGCCCAATGTCCGTAATTCTTTGAATATAATCTTCCCAACTTATGCAAGCCATATTCCAACTACAAATTATCGGGGATAAAAACGCAATATTGATTTTCACACTGACTTGAGCATTCGCCATCAAGAGTTATAGATAAAGACGAACCTCCCCCACCTCCCATCCAGTCTGCACACATACAAACCGCCATGGCATTATGAGCGGTAACAGCTTGTCTGTCCGCATTTGTAGGTGTATCCGCAAAATAAGTATTTGCCGGAATTTCCGGAGGTTGGATATTGTTGTCGAATTGAACACAAGATCCAATTTTTACTGAACAATCTTCCTCATGAATTAGTATATTGCCATATAAACAACTAACACCTGAACGTGCCTGCTCAACCGCACGCTCATTTACCATGGCTTGAAGTTCTTGTGGTGAATAAGGTGTGCCGTCATCCACATTATTTTGATATAATTCAATAAACGATTTAGCAAGAATGGAAAAAGATGCTATTCCCATGCCTTCGTCTGCGAGTCTTACCTCAATTGGCTGATACAATGCTTCAGGATCCATCACGTTTGTAAACGGATAACCTTCGGAGACAACGGAATTAATTTCACAACTGCCTTCGGTTGTTGTAGTAAATTCATATTTGGACGATAGTGGGCTGTCAGCATTATGTGAACAAGCGGATAAAGCATAAGCATTTGTACCTGTACCTCCCGTGGGATAATTCACCACTCCCATGGGATAGCATTGCCAAGGATCATTATTAATTGTGACTGTGGGATCATTTCCGACTTTTTGATCACTGGGGTAGTCATGTTCCCACAAATAAACACCATCGGGATAATATGTTTGCCGGTTTGCAATACCTGCATCGGATAAATAATCCGATACACTCATTGCCAGTTTTAAATCTTTCGTGGGCACATTGGTGTTTACAGCTTTTGCAACAAGTAAATTATTGGCATGATTGGTTATATAAAACCTAAAAAACGTAGTATCCTCTGTAACTGTATCAGTTGTGCGAAATATAATTGCATCTCCCGCATTATCCGAAGCAGCTTCCGCTGTGGCGCGATCACAATAAACAGTTACTGTGTTATTATAAATACCGCAATTATAGGATGTATAAGATTCTTTTCTATTTTCAACCTGTCCGGAAATCGAATTATAAATTAAAGTTGCATTACTATCGGTTAAGTCAAAGTTTAGGTTATAAGCATGTGAACCTGAATCAACCGTAGATGTTAAATTCATATTCGAGGTTGGTTCAGATACGACAAATATATTTTCATCAATGGTAGAATTGATATCGTCTACTACCATTGCGTTATATCCTACAGGACACACAATATCTAACCCTATATTTCCATAATTACATGTAGAAGAACTTGTTAATACGGCAACTGCTTGAGAGTTAACTTGAGCAATTAACTTAGCAACCAATTCTTTTAATTTTTCATTAATGTTAGCTGTGCTGCCATAAGTGGCTAAATCCCAAGCGCGAGTATCAGAAACATAAAATTGGCTATAAAACGCGGAAAGATTTTTTACAAAGCTGCTAATTTCCACGGTCTGCATTTCGCCATCAACATTTTGCACCAAATTATCCATGTTTACATTTGCAGGCATTTCTCCGCATACCACAGTATACTGTTCGTTACCGTAAGTGCATGAAAGGCCGCTTATCGCCCTGGAGAATAATTGGGATCTTAATGATTCATCATAATTTGTAAAATTATTTGAGACTAAAACAATACTTCCGTCTGTTGCATTTACCCCAACATCTTCAGCATTAAAATCAACAACAATATCATCCTTAATGACGGTGGAAGATCTTGTATTGACAATAAGTGCCGTTACATCTGTTTCCGTGCCGTCTGATAGCTGTTGTTCCGGACACTTTAATGTATATCCTCGATTAGATAAACCACAGGTTAATTGAGATATCGCTTGTGTCTTGGCTAAATTGGTTAATTCAAATCTAACCTGATCTTTTTGAGCTTCAGTGGCATTCCTAAGAGTACGTATATATGCGCCAGCAGGGATAACAACTTCCGCATCAGGATTATTTATGAAGGTATAGTATGCGTTATTTTCAGATAAGTTACTGTATTCCACAAAAACATCTGCGCAATTTAATCTTACTTCATAATTTTGAGCCACGAAAATATCATCTTTAATGATATTTATTTCGGGCGTAGCATCAGGAACAACGAGACCTGTATCGTCTAAGATGCACGGATCGTAAGGGGTAGGATTGCACAAATTGTTTTTGTGTAATTTACGGAAATCCTCGATAATTTTTTTAACTTTGGATCTTGGATAAACACATGTAGCAGGAGTAGGCGTTTCCGCTTCGCAAGCTTCTAACGCTTCCGTTCTTCCGGCCAAAGGCGTTAAACCCTTTAATAGTTTATTATTGTTGGATTTTAAATTTAAATCCGAATTATTTAAATTGCCGTCTGGATTTACGTTAAAACTTCTTGCCATTTATTTTACTGATTAAACAACATTCAGCCAAACCCAGCCTACAGATAATGTCAATATTAAATCTCTACGCGAGTAAAACCTAACTCTGTGCTAAGGGATCCTGTAGAAAGGTTATGGGTTACAGTAGACAAAATGCCTTGTAAGATTTTACCCCCACCTTCAGCATTAACCTGAACAAAATCGCCGATATTTGCGTCAATATTTGATTGAAATGGGCAAGTTATGCCGGCAACCGAAGTACCAAATTTATATTTAAAAAATGATTGTTTGGCTAAATAAGTTAAAGCTTGATTGCTTGATTTAGCATTTTTACTTATTTGTTTTTGTGCCTTATCCGCCGTTTCAATTGTTTGACTGGGATTTCTTCCGACATTTAATTTATTTGCAGGTTTATTTGGACTTACATCTTGGCCAACCGAAAACCAACGTGGCGCTTGAATATTATATACTTTACCTAGTTTAGTTTCCGCTTTTTCCGGATAACTACCTGAAATCCATGCGGAATAGTTTTCCGCAATTTCATGTTGTGTAAATACCAATGGAGATTCTGCAACAACTAAAGTTGGAGGCAAATCATTGCCTAAAGCTCGTCCTATGGCTAATTTTGCGGTGGAAATTGGAACCGAAATGGTTTGCATGTCGCTACCTTCATAATCCCAATTTTTTAAAATTCCTATTTCTCCAGTTTTATGGTTGGGAATATACCAAAGTAAAAATTCTGAAGTAATATAATTTAATAATTTGGAAAATACACCACCCCCAATTTCAAACATGTTATGCGCCAATGTATTATAAATTGCCCGATTAACCGTGTCGTTAATTTCTGCTTTACCATTTAATACACGAGTGGTGTCATCGCTTTCCCGTAAAAATTGCCGAACGTATCTAAAAAAGGAATTGTTAATAGCCTTTTGTGAATTAACTGCAACTTTCGTGCCCTCGGTCAATCCCTCTTCCCTAAATCTATATTTATCTTTGGCGTTTTCTAAAAGTTTTAATAATTTATTGGCAACAGACAAATTATTTCCGCCTTTATCTTGCAACTGATATACCCAAAAATGATCTTGGGCTTTTGAGCCTTTATAATCGCTAGCAGTTTTAAACATAATATTCGCTGTATCCACATACTTCATATAAACAGAAGGATCTACCAAATCCGCCAAAATATCTGGACTTGTAGCTGTAATAGTTGCCATTAAACCACCAGAGGTCGCCGCCACAACATCACAAGACGTAATAATTAACCTGTTATAATTTAAAGTACCGCTTTCGCCATCAGACATACTTAGCTGCAAATCTCCTTCAGATGGATCTTCAAAGATTTTAGTCTGCATCTCTTTGGCTAAATTCATTATGTCATCTGTAGTAAGAATACCACCATCTGTGTCGCCTGAGCATACTGTAGCATTTACTGTAATAGGGCGATTTAACATACAAGATACCTGAGCGGATACGCATTTATATCCATTTACGGTAACAGTAGGCTTACGAAGAATGTCTGCCATGACTAATCAGATATGTAAAATTTAGTTTGCATCGCAACCGATAAAAGCAGCCAGCATAATTTTTCTTCATAAGTGTCAGCTGCAATATAATCGGAATAATAACCTACATCAGATAAAACCTTATGCAAAGATTTAGAATTTAAACTATCTAAAATCTGTTTGGGTGTTTTATAGCTATTATTAATAGTGCCGTTTGAAGGAAAGGACAATAAAGATGGAATATAAGTTTTATTTTGCCAATTTAAGGGATCCAATTTTTCTTCTATCCAAGGAAATGCATTTATGTATGCAATGTATAACCGATTATAAAAATCATTATTTAAATCCAATCCATCAAAAATAATCCTTAGATCAGTACCTTCTGCAGGCAATTTGGAGTTATTTAAAACAACTCCATCATCCATAAATTCATTTGTAGAAATATTGTGAAAAAATACGTTAATCATAATAACTAATCCAGGCTAATACCATCTAAGCTAAAACTTAAAATATTAAATTTATCGTCTACACCTTGAATAGCATAATTCTGCAATAAAAATTTATGTGTTCCACCTCCGATAGTTGATAATGTAATAGGTTTACCGCTTTGCGAAAATCGATTTGTGTTATAATAATTTTGAATTATAGATTCAGAAGAAGCGGGTGAAGTCACAGGTCCTAACAAAGCTATCCCCTCTACCACAGTTCTTCCAAATGATTTACCTGTAGCAGATGCCACGCGAATATCATTAAAACATAAATTTAATGCAATATTATCAGAGCCGTTTGTTGTAGCTCTGGTAATAAAAAATCCTCGCCCTGAAATAGAAGGATTAAGCTGATAATAGGGGCTTCCTCCAGCTTTATATATTAAATAGTAGCATCCTTTAGTGCCAAAAAAACTCGTTGCCATAAGTATACTTAATTTTGTTCAGGTGGTTTTTTACCTGCAGCTTCTTCTTTCTTTCTAGCTTCTAAATTATTTTCCGATTGCTGAGAGTCTGGTCCTTTAAATTCTTGACGAATGGACTTAATAAGATTCACTATTTCTTGCAAAACTGCAACTATAGGATTGTTTTCTTTTTCCTCTTTATTATTTTTTTCGTCTAATTTCTTTTTCATTTCTTCGTCTACAGACCAAGCACTGCCGTATCTATCCATATAATAATCTTTATTATCTTTGCCTGTAATCTTTACATAGTCTTTGTCTTTTAAAGCTTTTGATTCAAACAACTTATCTAAGTCTTCTAGCGTCATGCCGGTATTTGCCAAAGCTTCGTCATAATTCTCCATGGTCATTAATTGACCACCGTTAAGCTTTTTTACGGCATCTTGCATCTTTGTAAAGTCATCCGAAGATAAAATATCAATTTTAGAAATATTTTTAGCTCCAACTACGTTCATTAAAGCTTCCGTACGTTCACGTTCTTGTGTCTGCTGAGTTCTAAGACGAGCCCATGCTGCAATGTTATTGCCAACTCCAGGCATAGCTGTTTCAATCAGTTCTAAATCACTGTCACTATAGTTACCTGATTTAATTCTTTCATAAGCGTCTGTCAGCTCTTTCTTGTTTTTATCACCAAAATCTTCCACAAAATAATTAAATGATTCATCCATTTGGGATTGCACCGCAGCCCCTTTAGCTTCTCTTGCAGCGGCTCCAAAAAAGCCTTTATCCGCCATACTTGCCAACTTTGCAGGATCCTGTGAACCGTGCTTGATAACACCTTGATAAAATTGACTAAATTTGTCGTAATTGGAACCTAAAATAGATTTTAACTTATCATCTGTAAGGTTCCCGCTTGCCATTAAGTCACTCAAACGCTGTGACTGCTCTTCGGTTATCAAGCCCCTTGACTTCATCATATTTAAAGTCACAGCTTGGGCATTTAATGAAATACCTCCGGACTGAGCGTCTACTGCGGCCATTTGTGCATTGGTTTTATTTGCTTCAGCCCCAGCATTATATTCTTTGCCCTTTCCTTGCATTTCTTTAGCCACAGAGAAAGCAGCTGCTGTAGATTGACGTGCATAGGCGGCAGCTGTTGTTGCATCATAACCTGCAGCCATCATTGTTTGGATTTGACCATTAGCATGAGTTATAGCTGATTGAATTTCAGCCATGTCTAATCCTTCTGCAACTAATTGAGAAATATAATCTTTAAAACGAGATGCAGCCTCTTCAAATTGTTTTCCTTTACCACCACCTAATACTGACACTTGATTTAAAATAGCATAAACATCGTCTCCCATGCCTAAAATATTTTTTCCTATGGACAACATTTCCATGGCAGACGACATAAGCTTTTCCGACTCGCCGCCCATGCCTTTAGCATCCGTAATTTGCGCTTGTCCAATGGCGCCGGATTGGTTTAGCCAATTGGCCGCCAAAAACGCATGTGATTGATTCATACCTTTTTTAAAAGGAGAATTGCTATCTGCAAATCCTTGCCAAAAGTCCTGTATATTAGCGCCAGCTATTAAGGCATTTACTTCCCTCATGGGAGAGTTAAGCATCCCGAAATTACGCCTGCCTATTGCCCCCGCTACTTCCTGTGCAATACGTACATCTGAAGATCCAGTTAATCTTGCAAGCAACGGATTCATAGACATTAAATTGCCAATTGAAGATAACGTCGGTGAATTTGATAACCCTGATATTCTTCCCAACATCCCAGGCATACCTCTTGATGAATTATCAGCAACTGCACCATTAATCGCATTGCGTATGGCGTCGGAAGCTACTTTACTAACACCCGTGGTAATAGATGGATCGCTAAAATAATTGGAAAAAAGACCAAATAAATTACGCACTAACCCATCAAAATCAAAGCTTTCCAAAGCCGATGTAGCGGATGTGCTGGAATTGTCTGAAGAAGAGCTGGACATTTTAATCTGTTGGTTTTCTCATTTTTACAAGGCCTGCTTTGTCTAAAGCATCATATAGTTTAAGCATTTCATCGATTTCTGCAATGCCAGTCAATCCTAAACGCTTAGCCACTGCATCTATACGCTTATTTTGTTTTAATGCTTCAGTATTATGTGTTTTCAAATTAAATAATGTATCAAGTTTTTTATTAATATTAAGCAAATTCTGCTTCGCTTGCAACTCTCCTGTGCTGTTAACCAAATGGTGTACATCAATATCAATACCCACTTGAGTAGACTGCGTGTTAAATTGCCTTGTAAGGGCTTTAAAAATTATTGCATCTCTAACGTTTGAATGCCTACATATTGTTTCCGGTTTAAAATAACCCCCTAAATAAAGCGTAAGCCAAATTCGATATTTAGGGGTTTTTAAAAATCCTCATTAACAAAAAATTCCGCTAGAATTTGTTCCTTTTTCTCAAAAACACAAGCGGCATTTACTATTAATGACCAAAATTGTTGCCCTAACTTACTTAATTGATCAATTCTGGCAGAAATTATGTCAGTAAATTCTTCATAAGATATTATATCTATTAAATTTATGGGAAGTTTTTTCTTAAAAAAATCAACATTATTTACCTGATGTAAAATTATTGCTACATTAGTTTTAAAAATAAAAATGCACATTTCATCAGGAGTCATAGATTTGCCTTTTTCTGATAAAAGCGTCTCTTTTATAAATTTAGCGATATATTCTTGCTCATAAACAAACTTCGACCTAAATGTAAAAGAAATATCTTGAAGCTTGGCATAAGTTACGTCTAAAAAGATAGGTTGTTCACTTAAAATGGAAGTTATATACTTATCTTTTTCTGCATCAGTTATAATAACCTTATCTAATTGCTTCTTAAGTTTTTCAGAATACAAAGCACTAAAATTAAATGCAGCATCCTGCTCAACTTTCACTCTGTTAATAGTCTGAGATTCCGCGTCTTGTTCATCTTTTAAGATTGCGGCTATATCGCCTTTATTAAATTTTACAGTATCAATAAAGTCTTTCGCAACTTCTTTATCCAACTGAATACTCTTTGTATTTTCATCAATTTCAGTAACTTTATATTTCTCTTTAGAAGCTTCTTTTTGCTGAGTGATATAATTTATAACATCCTCATCAGTTATTGTTGGAGTTTCCGTCTTATTTGTTTCGTTAATGTTTTCCATTTTTATATAAAATTTTCAGGGTTATATTGTTTTAAAGAATAGCTTGTTTTCTCAATTTCATTGTTATTTGTCAATAGAGATTCTCCTTTATCTGCGCACGGTTCATTTAAATCTGTATTGCTTGGGGAATAAGTATTTACATTGACGTTGTTCCCAGGATACGGGGTCTTGCGCGTCGCAACAGTAATATCATCAGTAAGATCTGACATATTAAAAGATTGATAATTATTTGAACTGTCATTATTAATTTTTTGATAGGTCAAAGGCTCAAATAACTTATCATTTTTATCATCAATTTGAGTATTATAATACATTGTATCCCTATATTCAAACTGCGCATTATAAGTGTTAAACCAACCGTTTGTTGGATTGAAATATACGTATTCGTTCATTTGGTTTATATCTGCAGCATCTGACTCCCCTGTGGTTTCAAACCCTGTACCGCTTGGATAATTGGCATCGTTTTGATCGTAATTAACCAGCGTTTCTTGTTCAGAACCCATCACAATTGCAGGTTTACGCTGTTGCGTATAAATGGACTTAGCATAAAATACATTAGCCATAGTTTTAAACGCATTTAACTTTAATGTGCTATTTATTACACTTAAAGCATTACCTATCACAAACTGTCCTATGCCTGCCATCAGATTAAACAAAACATACTTACACCTATTAGCATAATAATATGCATCTTCAAATAACGTACCATTAGTCCTTAAACTAATACCAGCACCATCTTCTTTATTACTTCCGCCATGTGATGTTGTCAAAATAATCCCATTACCGTTAGCATTTTTTAACCTCTTTAAATATTCTTCATCATCGCTATCTTGCGCTTGCTGATCTTGGTCTTTGGTCATGGTGGATTCGATAATTACCGCTCCTTTTGAGCATAACATTTCAAGCCAAGTTCTCGCCTTTAATAAAATACCCTTAAACATAGCGGACAATTCAATATTATTTCCGGCATTTACAATAACATCTCGCCCTGCAGTTATATTTACATTTTCCGCAGCAGTTAAATTAATTGAACGCGCGGCGCTAATATTAACATGACCTGCAGTCATATGCACTGCACTGCCATAAGCATCATATAACACAATCGAACCGTCTTTAAAGATACGTATTGTTGCATAGGCCTGCAACATCTTCGTAAATTGAGTATGATAATTGCCGCCTCCATTTTGCTCTTGGAAATTTCTATCCTTACAATAAGGATCAGGTTCGGGAGATTCCGCCTCGCTTGGGATATTAAAAACATTAGCTGCATAAAAACCTGCTAATGCATAATAATTGCTTAACCATTTAGTATAATCGGCGAGCTTATAAGAAGTTTCATATAATTCTTCTCCTTCCAAAGGCGTCCAAACTTCATAAGCATTTAGTTGCTCATTTGTAGCCGCCTGTATTGCTTCCAGTCTATCATTTGCAACCGGAACAGGTATACGCACAGTCTTTTCAAAGACAATATCGCTGATAGACTGCATAACCACTGATCCGTCTTGGTTGACATGGAAATTATAGCGACCGGCTTTAAATTGATTAGCTTCATTTTCCGAAACTAAATTTTTACCGGGATCAGTTATATAAGTATGTATAAAATTACCTATTTTACCTATATACTTGGTAAATCTCCATTTAGCGTCCCAAAGAAAATTGCTTTCATCATCAGGATCTACATTTAAATTATCTTTTTCCCCTATTTCAAATCCATCAAGGGGTTCGCCTTCCGCATCTGATCCTAATGCTTCATATTCGTTAGAAGTTCCCTGCCATAAAACATTTAAACCTCCTCCTGAATTAATAATTTTAAAATCACCAAAAGAAGTTAAATGTTCAAAATTTCGACTTAAAATCCTAACCAAATCATCCAGAATATAAGCTTCAATCATAGCTAATTCCGAACCTTTAAGTCTGCAAAGATTGTATAAAAATTCCACCCCTGCGCCTGTTTTGGTGACATATGCAGATTCTCCATCAACTAAATTCGTTGGGTATGTTCCTGTAGTACGCAAGACTCCTTCTTTATTATTTTCATCACGCTGCTCAAATGCTATACCTGAATAAGAAGATTTATCTGAACCGATGTAATTTGTACCAGACAAAGTTGGATCAATTTTCTGCGTTGCAGAAGGTAAAAATCCAATAACAAAATTATTTTGCACGTTATTTTTATCCGGACATGACAGAACAACAACTTCCGTATTTTTTTCAGGAAATGCCATACCGGAAAGCCCCATCATTTGGGTAAACATATTCACAATAATGGTAGCCTTCGTAGTGTTTCCTTGATCATCTATAACATAAACTGTATTTTGTTCGGGTGTCACACCCTGTACTTTGGCATTAAACAAATGTACATTTGGATAAAGTTTGGAAAAAATGCTTCTATTTTCTGGTGTACTCATGAAATTAGCGGATATTTATATATACAAAACAACCTTTGAGAAAAATCTCAAAGGTTGCAAACCTTTTTATAGGTTTTATTTAAACATAGGGTAAAACAACGGGAAGAAAGGAGGAAACACCCAAAAAACCCCTATGTTTTTAAATAACATCCAAGCTACCTGCTATAAAATCTGCTGTCTGTGTTATTTGTAACTGTCCGGCTTGTAAAGAGAAAGAAAGACTTTGTAGTATAGCTCCTGTAAACTTAGCCGTAGCTCTGCTCGTAATCTTCGGATCACACTCAAGTTCGCTGCCAAGATTAACATTGATATTGCGAAGTGTACCACAAGCGGCGCCAGCTGCAATGTCAGCAAAGGGCGAGAAAAATCCTTCTTTGCTTACCAGAGCTGTGCAACTAAATTGAGCTGAGGGATTACCCATAACCAAATATACTGCAGATGAACCTACTTCGTATACCGGCTGCACTTGGTGTTGGGTTGAACCTTGGAAACTTTGCACCAGCGCAATGTGACCGTTGCCTAAATCTATCGCAGCATTCCTTGAAGCAATGATTTCTCCGGTCTTAACATTGGTATTATAACCTAAAACGTTTGTAACTGCCATTATAAAACTCCTAAATTAAAGTCCCAAATATGTATTAAGAGAAATCTTTAACACATTTAAGGAAGTTGCAACATAATAATCTCCGGAAAGATTTACTCTATCGGCAAACTGGCTATCTCGCACCGCAGTTATTGAATCCAAATCTACATCAACAATCATTGGACCAATGCGGCGTTCCTCCACCGAAGAACCTTCCTGGGTTAATGAAAGCAAATAATCGCCTAAACGGTTTTCCAGTTCCTGCAGTAAACTGCGGGTTATGTTTCGTCTTCCTGGGTAATCTCTGAATAAATCTTTTACACCATAATTAACATTATAGACAATATCTCGAATATTATCTTCATAGTATAACACACCATGAGACGAATCCGTAGTTAACTGATGGCGGACATAGGGTACTGTTCTATCGTCATCTTGAGCGATAATCCAAACGCCGTTTGCAGCGACATTGTTTAATTGCGTATCCGTCCAAGAAGCATACGCTGCAGGCACCGAAGAAATCCATGATATTTCCATCCTTGACATGCCTTGCTGTGGAAGCAGATTAGCTCGCATACATGCTATACCGGCGGCAATATATTTATTTGCCAAAGGTACTTCTTTAGTAGTACCGTCATCTGCGGTCATAAGATAATAAGCGCCGGGAGACCAAACGTTTACTACACCATTATAAGCCCAGTTGGTGCTTCGACTAATAGCTTCTGCTCCTTGGTCATCTGTAGTATCTGTTGAAGCGTAAAGGCCGCGCCATCTTTGCACATCAGGCTGTGAAGCTTGAATTACATAAGACTTAGCTGAATTTAACACGCTTAAAGTATCCGTATCACACCATAGATTCATGAATAAATCCGTACGGGATAATTTATTAAACGAGGCGTTATAAGCCGCTAATTCAGCCGCTGCTTGATCGGAATCTAAAGTTTGGAATGTCCAATCAATAGCGTCTACATAAAATCCGTTTCCTTCCCCTGCAGTGTACCCCAAAGTTGCTGCAAATGCTAAACTATTAAAGTCATCAGCCGAAGGATCACTATCTACTAACCCGAGATAAGTCGTAATATCCGAGGGTGAATTGATTTCTTGAATGGAAATGGGGTTGCTTGCATTATTAAAATTAACCTTAAAAGCAAGTTTAGGCAGACTAATATAAACATCAGGACGAGTTTCTTCTTCGCCAAGTTTTGTTATAGTTAAACTAATAACACCATTTGTACCTTTGCTTGCTGTAATCCAAGTGTGTGCAACGGGACTCTCATTGGCATCTACATATTGAATTTGATTTGTATCTACAAACTGCTGTAAGAAATCCGAGACTGGCGTAAAATTAGATAACGGAAGCGTAATAGATTCCTCCTCTTCACCTAATTCTGCAACAGTTAACTCGGTAACGGGAACCATCTGCGCTAAGAAATTTTTAGTCGTAAATGACGGTCTGCACACGCCAACTAAGCAGGCAGAATTACGATCCGCTGTCCCATCCGAAACTACCTCTCTGTTGTTGTAAATCAACATCTGAGGTTTATGTTCTGAATAATTCTGAATCATAGCGTAAATAAACGTTTATTTATTTTTTAATATTTAAATTCAACAGCAATTTTCTTAAAAAATCAATAGTTAAATAATTAGTGAGCATTAAGCTCAATAGCAAGCTTTCTAAGTCTTGCAGATTCAATTCTTGTTCTCCAAGCGGCCTCCCAATTTAATTGCAAAGTAAAATCCGAGCGAAACATCTTTTTATTTTGTTCAGAATTAATAGCCCTGGGAGTGGATATTTTTAAAGGCAAATATTTTTTAAGCCTTAATAAATTATATAAAACTTCCGTTAATCCGGTAAAATGCGCAGCGCATAATTGGGACATAACTGCACAATCTCCCAAGGTCGTTGCATAAGAAGAAAATGATACAGTTGTTGTGGCGTTTAACCCCATCATATAACCGGAGTTATCCTCAAACATTCTTGTTCTGTTTGCAAGGGTGCCAATGTCTGACAAACTAATGTCGCCTACAGATACAATAATTTTAGGATTCTGAGTGCTGCCTAAATATTCAAGTTTAGCTGCATCATCTAAATAATTATAATCCGAAGTAATATCAATAATGGTTTTATTTTTGCCATCCGGATCAAGCACATAGTCACTATAAGTATAGTCAAACTTATTGGCAGTATCTTCTAGGTATGTTTTAAAATTCTCTTTATCTGAAAAAAATATTTTGGTTAACATTAAAAATATTCGTCTTAAATTTAAAATATCCAAATTAGGAAAACATCCTAATTCTTTATTTAAGACTTCTAATTCAAATGTTGAAGTTGTTTTAGCTTTAGGCGTACCCATAATATTTTAAATATTTAAATTTCCCGTTCGATATTTATTGATCTAAACAAGGTTTAATATTGGAAATATCAAATTTATATTCCGGTTGATTTCTGGGAACAAGTCGCATTACTCCATTAAATTTATAAGGCACTTTTCCCATAAAATAAAATTCTTCAGTATATCCTTCAAATAAATATCTATCGTCGGTTGTTTTATTTACAATTAAATCTCCAACGATTAATTTCGGATAATAAATTCCCGTTATACTCACAGTTACAGGATCCAATGTCCCTTGGCCATTCTGGTCATCAATGTGCTCATGCTTTACACTGTTAATAACCAATTTGGTTTTAATGGGATTGCTATATCCGCCTTCATATAATTTTCCCAAAGACACATCATCCGTTATTAATCCTAATTGATCCCCTCCTAAAATATCAATATTTAAGGATATGTCTTCCTCATTTGGATTTATCACTCTTCCTCTATTACCTTTAGGCCTGCATATATAAAAGTCATTATAATCCGTAGATAATAAATCTGATTTTATCATCTGTCTTAAAGATGCAAATTGTTCAGATGTCAAAGTATTGTAAATCCCGACAGGCGGAGATGTGTCAATCTCTCGGCCCTTAGATTTATCATATAAAGCGCATTTATAATGCCAATTAAAAGTCTGATTTCGATTTTTAAAATTTATATCAACAGATGTACGGGAATTATTTATATTTACTACAGCACTTCCCTTATCTCTATTTAAATATACAGGCTGACCCGAAGATATATCGGTAATCATACCTGTTTCCGGATCAACTGCAACCTCCGTTAATTTAAACCAATCGGTATATCCGTCCCTTGACTTATAAACATTAATTCCAAATTTTGTAAAGTCATAGTATTCTGAGCATAAAGCCCAAACAATACGACAAATATTTTTACCGTAAGCTGGCAAAACTTGCACAGATTTAAATGCGCACTTGCATGACATAGATCAGCCTATAGCTCCCCAAGCTCTTGAAACATTAGCTGCACGTTTATAATTTTTTACCATTTCAATAAATTCAATTTTAAATTCATTTGCAGCATTCTTAGAAAATTCAATTAAAGGTTGATATATATCAGTCTGCACTCCGCCTGCACTTGACTTAATATATTTGCGTTCAAGCCAAAGGCGTTTGCTTAATAATGCTTGCCAACAAGCGCCTACCTTAAACATATAAGATGTGCCCATAGTTCTATAATCAACCGTTATAGTCTGTGGAGGATAAGCATTAAAAGCTTCTACAGCACGACGCATTGCATCCATTAAATCAAAATCCGAAAACCAAAAATCATCTGTTGTAATTGCAGTATCCGTAGGTTCTGCGTCAGCCAGCATCAGTCGTATATCTTCCAGCTGAACTTCATTTGTAGATGGAATAGGAGGAGTTGTTATCCCGTCAGTTTTACTGCAGGGAGAACATGGGCAATCGGGTGAATTATTTTCAGTAGAGTTAGACATTATTTCTAATAATGCATAAAACTTAAATCCCCGCAAGAATTATCTTGCAGGGATTTAAGTTTAAAGAACGTTGTAACGGTATCGATTAGCCACCAGCCTGAGTACCTGCAGCAACCGAGAGATAAGGCCTGATCTGCGGGTAGGCATTCATTGTGGCTTGGGCGCTGTAAAGCACAATCTTTGCAACACCGGAAGTATTGGCAATAAGCATACCTATAACTTCCTCAGCGCAGCAGGATATGCGATCCTTTTCACGCTTTACGTACATCACCGGCTTGTACAGCTCTGCGCACTTACCAAGATAGTCTTCTTCAGTGTAAGCCATTATAACGTTGTCAGGAACAATGTCGGTCTTGAAGGTGGAGATCCACTTCATACCGTAAACATTCTTACCGTCGAACGCTTTAGCGCCTTCTTCGAAAACCTTGCTGGTAAGATCAACGCCGAACTGTTGGAAGTTGTTCTTCTGACCGTTGACAAGAGCGCTGAAGGTAACCTTGTTGATAAGGTTGACACCATGATTCAGGCTGTGCTTGGTGAAGATATTAGTGATTTCATTCATCACTAACGGCTCCATACCGCCAGCAAACGTATACGTGCCATTGTTCTGAGCGGCAACGCTGTCGGAGAGGTTGTACCAAACGAGGTCTTCGGTCTTAACCATGTTCTTCAGACCAGTATCCATTATGACCTTACGAAGATCAAACGGATAAGTATCAAGCGTTACACGATTCTTTTGGAACTCAGGTGTAGCAATCTTGAAGAAGGTCATCGGAGCCTTGTCTGCCCTATAGTACTGAGTGTGCGTGCCTTGGTCAAAGGGAAGCACAGCAGCAGGATAGTTTGTAGGCTCTATGTAGAACATTGCAACCGGATAGTCGGTATTGACCATTGGGACAAGACGTTTGTCACCAGAACCATTAAGAACTTCAAAATGGCAAATCTGACGAGTCCATCCCTTTTCAAAAACCTGTTTACGGATGAACGAAGTACCGGCTGAAGAAGCCATCTTTATAGTGCCTTCCGAGCAGCTGCCAAGCTCTTGAGCAAGCCTGTCATTTAAAGCGTCTCCGGATACTCCATTTAAACTTAACTCTATATTCTTATAGTCGTCCATATAATCTAAATCCTTTTATCTTATTGTTTAACTATGCCGTTGGCTTATGATTCCACGCAGTCTCAAACTGAAGAACAGTCTTAGTGTCCGACGATTCCGTCCAAACCACAGGTCCGCCAATGATCGCTTCAAAGCCACGACCATCCGAAACCTGTACAGGGTTTTGCCAGCTGTCGCCAGAAACATTAACAACACCAGCAGTTACATAGCCTATGATGTCATCATTTGCAGCAGCAGGAGCAACAACATAAGTGCCTCCATTTCTTGGGGCATTACCAACAGGCTGTGTACCTGCATCTGCTTTAACTGTTAAAGGCATACCAGAAGTATAAACCTTTGTAACATCATAGAACGGAGTTTGTAGCTCAAATTTATCCAGTATGGAAACCGCCATATTCTTTCCAGAGCCATCCCATTCGTCTGAATCCTGGAATGCGAAATACACAGGAGTTCCTGGGATGGGAGTCGTGGTCCAACGCCATTCCGCGTCAACCAGGGTTCCTCCGTCAGCGGGAACAAGTGTGGTTTTCGGGGTTTCATTTAATGTTGGAGGTGTTGCCGAATATGTAATAGGGGTATCCTTAGCAGGATCTCCAATTGCCATATGAGCAGCCGAAGTCACCCAAAGAGGCTGTCCACTATAATATGAAACACCCTCTGCATTTGGTAAAGCACGGGTCAGCTTACTTACGTCTGTAAGACGGCTGCCGGTGTTTACATTTAACTTGCGCGTAGTGCGCTTATAGAAGCCGATATTACCAGCCATATTTTATATTCCTTGTTGTTAGTATTAACTAAAATTTTGTCTTTCAAATTCCGCTATTTCCTCTAGCACTGCAGCGGGAATATTGGAATGCTTTGTTGTATCAATGGACGCAGTTTTGGTAGAAGCAACGAAAGAACCGTTCGTTAAAACATCCTCCGTTGGCAGCATATCCGCTACTTGATTTAAAACAGTAAACGCAAGCTTAGGATTTGCGCGTAAAGCAGCAATGTTAGAATCAACATCGTCCACGTCAACTACGTTAGCTTTTGCTAACTTATTAACAATTTCCGCTAATAAAGTTTCATCGACATCAAGACTTGCTTGCTTCCTTAAATTATTAAGCTCATTAATTTGAGATTTTAAATTTAAGTTTTCCGCACTAGCTTTTTTAATTGTTTCTTCTAGTTCCAGAATTTTAGCCTTTTGTGTCGCTACAAGTTTCATAGCATCAACAACAGCAGACTGAGCTTCACTGGCAAGCTTGGTTAATTCAGAAATGTTGCTATTTTGGATAATGTCGTCCATTGAATTTTTAATTATGTATTTATATTAACCTAATTTTTTAAAAATGTGCAAGATAAATATTAAATATCTTGCACATTTTTTTTATAAACTTACTTTACAATTTCCGAAGCTTCTTTGATAGACTCTTCAATGATTTCTTTTTCATCAAAATCATCTTCATCGTCGTCATCATCGTCTTCGTCATCATCTTCCTTGTCGTCGTCCTTATTTTCAATTACTTGAACTTCTTTTTCTTGACAAGGAACATCAGCACTGTTTTCTGCAGCAGCCGTTTCAATTACAGCCTTGATCTTTTCAGCAAGATCCGGATCCAGTTCACCTGCAGTAACAGCTAAATCAATTTCAGCAGCTACATCTGCGGGAGAAAGCATGACCTCAGCAGAACCTTCCTCAGCTACTTTGGTAGCATAAGCAAGCTTAATATATTTTTCCGCTATTGAACGCACCTTCTCAGAAGCCTGTTTTTCAACGGGCTCAGCAACTGTCTGATCTGCAACTGCTGTGTCTGCAGGTGTAGCTGCGGCAGCTGGAACTTCGGGAGCGGGTGCTGCACCTTCGCCACCCATTATGCTAAGCATAATAGCTTCTGCAACTTTGGGATCAACCAGTCCTTGCTGAATAGCCTGTTCAAGGAACATTTGCGCTTCTTCAGGTGAAAGCTCCTCGTTATTGTCAGTTTGAGCAGCTTGAACAGCCATTTGTGCTAACATCTGTGCTTGTTCGGGAGTTATTTCATTACTGGCAATCATTTCATCAAGTGCCGTACCAAAGGCATCAAGACCTTCCACGGTAGGATCAGCACCTTCAACTGCAGCTGTATCATTAATGGCTTGAGCATCCGCAGCACCTTGAGCATAAGCGTATTTCAGAGCTTCATTATCCCCAAACTGTTCCATATTTTGACGATGGATTTCTTGCGCACGCAGGTACTTTGATGCAATCTTAAATTGTTTCTTCTGTTCCTTTTCGGGAAGCTTGCGTATTGCGGAAAGGATGCCTAAACTTGCATGCTTAACCATTTCAGCTTCACGCTGTGCGGCGAATTTCAGTTCTTCTAAAGCCTGCACTTGTTCGGAAGCATATTTTATTTCATTCAGCGTAGCCAGCTGCATTTGCTTGCCCTTTTCTGAATCAATGGCGTGCTGCAAAGCAATACGTCCTTCCTCGGTTTCAGTAAGCACATGAGCAACCTTGGACATAATGTCATAGCTCATAACTATATTCTTAACTAAATCGTCTTCGGAAGAAGCCGCAGTTTTTTCAGCAGGCTGCGCCTGTTTAGGTTGAACCTTCGCAAAGTCTAAAAGTTTCTTAGTCACATTAGCCGCCTTTGCAACTACGTTCTTTTCTTCCTCCTCTAAACCTGTGCCGCCGTTTTCCGGCTTCACTTCAGCGGGCTGAGCAGCGTTGGTTTCCTTTGGCTCCAGTTGTTCCTTTGGATTAACTCCGCCGGTAGGCTCAACTGTAGATTTCGGACAAGGTTCTTGAGGCTGAGTTTCATCCGGATCTTTTGGTTCATTAGATTCGGAAGCAAATTTAGAAGCCTGGTTAAGCTTATCCATTAGTGCTTTGAGATTTTCTCTCTTAATAGAATTTTGTCTCATGAGTTTATTCTAATTTGATTGTTAATCTTTAAGTTTAATTAAAAAGAAAAATAAAACTTGTTTAATTGTTTATATTTAATCGCTAAATCGCAAGACAATTCTGCGATATTGCGTCTACATAAACGATCTCCGGTAAATTATTTTTAAAATGATATGTAGCCATATCATGCAAAGCCGCAACTTTGTAAAATGCATACGTAAATGCTAATTGCTTGGCAACTGTTAAATCATCTTTTGAAAGCTCTATATTCGGATTAAACGATGCCGTTTTAATTTTAAAAAACTTTCCGCAATCTTCTTTTTGAATATTTTCATCAGGAACATGTTGAGTTATTGTGATTTGAATTATTCTCGGTTGCTTTTTCTCCTCTTTATAAGAAAGCTGATCTTCAATTCCGTCCATGATTTTTTGCACAGGATCAGTATTATTTAGATCATACATCGCTTCTATGGGATCACCTGCTTCAAATAATTCATCCACGCCATCTCCGCAAGGTAAGACATCTCCGCTCTCAATAAGATTTTTCACTTCTGAAAATACTGTAGGAACAATTGCTATTTCCGCATATTTAACAATTTTATTCTTATGATCTTCCGAAGCAAACTTAGGATTGCCTTCAAAAATTAAATCTACAAAAGGTTTAAATGAAAGCACGCTGGCACGCTTTTGCAGTTCAAAAAATAAAGTTTCAGGACGTAAATTCCTCAATTCCGATATATCATTTTTAGATAAAGTATAACTTTTGTCAAAGTTTACATATTTAGCGTTTTTAATGTATGCAACCCTGGGATCGTTCGCTTTATCACTTGAAGAATTAATATCTATAAATTCTTTTTCGATTGAGGCTAATTTCTCTAATATTTTAGCTTTATCTTCGCTTGCAAAATATGAAGTTAAATCGCCCTTCGTGCGTATAATATCCGAACCAAATTTTAATAAGTCATAGCCCATCATTTCCGGCAATAATGCGGAAGGTACACAAGCATCATTTTCGCATGCCGATTTTAAAATGCCGTCTTTAACTGCGTCATTAAATCTGTATTCCAAATAGTCGGCAATGCGGTCCGCAGGTTTTGCCACTATGGATAAATCAAAGAAAGTTGGCGTATCATTATGAACATAAGCCCATTTATTTATCGGTTTGCCATTCCATTCTTCTACATACTTACCAGGAAATCTTTTCATCCATGGTTCATATTCGGACGGGTTCTTGGAAAGCTTTCCAGAGATATTGTCCCTGTCACAAGGGACGCTTGCGCCCATGCTTGAACTCAAAGGTTTACCAGCTAAAGCAGCTTCATATTCAGCTGCAGCTTTCTTAATATTCGCCCATGCTACAACCTCAATGCGATGCATATCTTTATTATATGCAGCCGCCTTGATTATACCTATGCGATTTTTAGGCGAAGAAGAATTATGTTCTCTAAATAAATTCGCATTGGTTTCAAAAGTTTTATAATATTTTTCATTAGCTTTTTTTGGAAAACCATCTGCGTTTTTATTAAAACCATAAGTCTCATCATCGCCAATAGCCGTTATATGAATTAAAAAATGATCTTTATCCGGCTTGCAATCTTCTAAAAGCTGCCTTGATATGGCACTTGAGGAAGCCTTTTTAATATTCGTATAGAAGTTAGTGTCTCGAATTACCGAGACCATCACTCCATCCAACGAGGAAAATAACTCGGAATTAGAATCTGGATAAATTAGTTTTTTCATTTTTTTAATCTCCAAATAGATCAGAAACCCAATCCACTGCTTTGTAACCTGCAGCTCCTCCGATACCCAATGCGGCCAAAGATGGAGCCCTTTTTACTGCAGAACTAAGTGTCTTGCCTGCTCTTCCAAGAATACTATTTACAATTTTTTCTGTAGCTGGAGATTTTGATATAGAAATCTTAGGTACATTCTCTAAAGATTTGATACCTGATTCAAAAGGGTACTCATACCTAAAGTTTTTCACGAGCGCATCTTCTAGCTTATCTTTAGCTTTCAATCCAAGCATACCTCCTAATGTAGTACCTGTACCTTTAAAAAAATTTCCCCAATTGAAAATTTTATCAGATAAAGACGGAGTACTTAAACTCTTTACTAAAGATTCAACTTTTTCTTCAGTTATATCTTGTCCTTTGCCTAATAACTTGCCTGTTGCGACATAAGACTCAGGAGATGTTTTGCCAATTATTGAGGATCCAATTAATCCAGCAGAGCCTAATGCAGCTGTAAGTGTGGGAAGCAAAGTTGCACGAATAATTCGGCGCCTTCTTGCGGCAGGACTTTCTCCTACTCGTTTTTTGCTACCTGCTATATATGCTGCTGCTCCGCCTGTGCCTAAAGTTGCTACTAAGGCAGGAATTAAATATCTTCCCAAAGCCTGCTTAACATTGGTTGTTAACTCAGGATTTTGCGTAATAGTGTCAATAAAATTAGCCATAATTTACTTATTATTGTTATTACCGTCTACTTTCATCTTATTTAAGATGCTTACAGTATTTAAATCCATACCTCCGGTTTCGACTCCCTGTCGTAAGAACGTTTTTAAAACAGTCTTATTTCTTACCAAATCAGGGTAATAGTCTTTAGCTGCTTGATAAATGTCAGCCAGTTCCCTGCGTTGATGATGATTTAATTTAGACAACACAGGATCAGTAGTCATTAAATCATTAAAAAATTCTTCTGATTTAACTTTATTAATTTCATCTACCAAAGCTCCTTCAGTCTTATTCACAACAGGTTTACTATTTTTCAAAGACTGATAAAGAAATTTATAAGGGGCCATACCTATATCCTTAGCTACTGTAGCAGCTTCAGCCAGCTCTATTGGAGGAACATTAATACCTCCTGAAGAACCTGTGGGGAATAAATTTGACCAATTAAATTTAGATGAACCTTTTGTGGTATCTTGAGGTATGGAAGTTTTTGCCTTAACCAGGTCATTTGGCTTAAATACTGCAGGATATTTTATTTTAAAAGCATCTTTTTTTTCCTTAGAATCGTCATAAGATTTAATAGGCTTGCCATTTAAAATAAAATTAGGCGTATACTCGGCATCTTTACCTGCAGAATCGTTGTCACCGTCATTTGTTTCTTGATTTAAAATTTTTTCTTTCGCAGCTAAAATTTCACTCACATAACCATCTGGTACCACAGCACTTTTTGATAATTCTTCTAATACATCATATGGAACTGTACGTACAAATTCTTCCCAATCAGGATCACCAGTCTCCGGAGTTGCAAGGTATATCTGCCCTGTATCTTGATCGATGTCTATATATCCATTATCATTCAGCCATTTCTCATAAAGAGTTTTGGGTTTAGGTTTAGATTTTGGACCAGGACCAGGGTCAGTTGTGGCAGCAGACTTATAAAAATCTCTCGAGATGGCTTCATTTACCACTTCGAGATTTAAGCAATTAGTATAATAATCATATAAATCGTCTGAGATATCATAATTATGATCCGGCGCCAAATGGCTGGCTCTTTTAAAGCGTACACCCCAGACTGGTTTTGTTTCATCATCGTTTTGTAATACATACTCACCTAAACCATAAACTGTATGTAAAACGTTTGCTAACTTGACAGCTGCTTTATCAAAATCTTCGGAATATATATTGTATAAATCTTTAGTATCTTGAACAATTTCATAAAATTCTTTATCCCTTTTGGTATTTGAGGGGTTAAAGAATTTGGCAAACTTATGTTCAATGCCGGATAAATTAAAATTTAATTCCTCAGCAAGATCTAAATAATCCTGCTCAGTATAAGATTGTCCCTCTTTGTTATTGGCAAACTTATTTGCCACCTCTGCATCAAAAAATATTTCAGCTTGATCTGTAAAAGCCTTATCTGCATCACTTGGGATATGCTGAAATTCCGATTCAAATAACTCGGAAATATTTCCTTCCTGAATATTATTGGAATGATCGGCAGCAACCTTTTTAATATCCTGCACTTCAACGGTAAAGTAATAATCATTATCTTTGGAGATATCCGACATGTTGACAATATTCGGCATAGATTGCTTGGCGTATTTATCAAGCAAAGCTTCTGTATCTATCGTACTAAAAGAACGACCCCGTTCCGAAGCTTCTTTGGCGGTCGCATAAACACTTTGTGTCTTTAATGTATTTATAGCTTTGGCAATAGCGCCAAGCATTTCAGGCGCCATTTTTCTTTCGCTTGCAAATCGTAACAGTTCTCCCTCGGGATCCGATGACTGTTGCATAGCAGGAATTAATTGTTTAACGCTTTCAATGACGCTATTCCTATCAAGTATCTTGTCCATGTACTAAAAAATATTTTTTAAAATCGTAACTTATATTCAATGCAGAAACTTTATCAAAGGCAACTGAAAAATCAACTATTCTTTAGCATTTTCGTATTTAGCTATCTCCATTTCCGTTATAGCATCCAATTTTTGTTGAATTTCTGGGCCTTTTATATCCTTTATGGCATCCCATATTGATTCTCCAAGCGAACTTAATCCTTCAGCATCAGATTCCATAGTCTCCGCTCCGCCCTGTTTAGCGGCAATAAGCAGGCCTTTAGCCGAAGAAATACCATTATGACGCTGGTTGATATAGCCATTCTTCACTAAGAAATGCGCATTAGCCATTATTGCAGATTCCAACTGTGTGGCTGAAACCGCTGAAGATTTTTCATTTAATACGCTATTGGCCATTTTTAATCCTGCAAAATATGCTGCATCCTCAATTCCATTATTATATGCTGAGCGTAGAATTAATTGCCCGAAGGATTCCGTCTTTACATAATCATCTTGTAATTCTACCATACGGGTTTGAGGATACACATGGTTTGCTATAAACAAAGCTTCATGCTTACGGTCTTTAATATTATAAAATAATTGTTCATAGCATCTTAAAGCATCTTCGCTAATTCCTGTTATGCCTGCAATCTTGCTAAAAGATTCATCTGTTATCAAAAATGCTTTAATAGTTTCTTCCATATTTCTGCTGGAAGGATGATGCAATCCAAGCGCAAATATTACAGAATCATTATTAACATCTCCAAACTTTTCAAAAAAATATAAATCCCGTAAATAAGGTTCATTTACCGTAGCAGGTAATCGAATATTATCTTTAATTAAAGCTTTAATAAATTTATACCCAAAGGACAAATCCTTATATGCGCACATAAATTTATTTACCGCTGTAACTTGCTGCGTATAATTTAATACTTCTCTAAAATAAGAAGAAGTGTCCGGCAAATAACTTATTAAATCTCTAATCCTTTCAAATGTCATTGTTTCTATTAAGACAAAAGCTTGCCAAACAAAATGGCAAGCTTTTAAAACTTAAATATGTATATTTTTAAACTTTATTGGTAGTATTTGTAGATACACCGGAAGTCTTTTGTATTAAATCTAATGTTAATTCTGATAGCTGTTTAAAGCATGCTGAAACAGAATTTTCCAATCCTTTAATATCATCACTGCCGTAGTATTTCACAAAGTTTTGCGGGCTTATTACTATTAAGAACAACAGCCTCGCAAGCTTATCCATGCCATCCCTTAACGAAGGTAAAAAGTCATTGATGTACATTTGTGCATCTGAAACCTGGGATAACACGCTAACAATGCCATGCTCAAATACGCTGCGTTGTCCGCTGCGTTCCGCAAACTCTGCCAACATGTTCGGAGTGGCTGTTTGTAAGAAATCATTGGGGTCTTCCCTTGATACTCCTTCGGTTGATTTTGCTACCCCCATCATGGTTGGTGTCATCATATCACCATATCGTGGAGCAGGCGGAGCATAAGAAGTTTCATCCGTCATCAAAGCGCGAGTTTCCGGAATCTCATACGGAATATTTAAATCGGAATCAAACCCTTCAAAAAAGTCCGGATCAGGATTTAAAATTATCCTGTCTGCAAACTTCTTGAATAGGAATTTATAATCCTCACCGCGTTTTTGGTTATCATTTGCATGCTTAATTATATAATCAGCAGTTTCTTCGGAAATATTTACATTCCCCATAAGCAACGCCATAGCACCCATTACATTTACGTTTGCAAATTTAAATCCTGCTATGTTTAAGTTATAACTGCCGTCGCCATTGTAATTGACATACCCATGTCCTACGCTGGAATGTTTAACCAAAGTATTGGCATATAGATTTGCCCAGTTCCCCGGAACCCATTCGGCTTGAATTATATCAATGCGATAATCCTTTTTCTTAAATGAAAAAGCATCATCAATTTTAAATTCAGCCTTCATCTTTTTAGCCAAATCAATTGTTTCAGTAGGCAACTCTATCCAACGTATACTTGGCTGAAACACCTTTAAATCATACATTGGATATTGAGCTGAAGGATTTACTTGAATAATTTCATCCGTTCCTTGAACCAAAGCTTCCCAAGGCTTAAACTTATCATAACCTTGAATTGGATAAACTTTTACGGTGTATCCCTTAGGATCATCAGCATTATCTTTTACTTCTCCAACATAAAAAGCCTCATCTGATATATAGCAATATTCAGGATCCCAAATGCCGTAAATTTTTCCAACTTCGGGTTTTTCTTTTAACACCTTGGTTAAATCTTCCTCTCGTTTATCCGAATCCTTTTCCTCTATCGCTAAAATATTTCTAAAGTTACCTACTACAGGATCGTGTACGCCTGGAGCTTTAACATTTTCATCCTCTTGATTATATAATTCTTCGGGACTATTAATGTCATAATACTGAATTATTCCTTTGCGTTCCGGATCTATCGAAACTAAAAGGGCCGGAGTTTTACCATAATCTGAGTTACCAACGATGGCAACGCACCTAACCGTAGACCCATCGGTAGTTAAAATGTCATAAACAGACGGCGCATTAGTAGAAATACCTGCCCAATTCTGATCCGGATCTGCGTCATAGATGATATTAAGCTGATCTTCATCTCGGTTATCCTCAAATGAATAACCATTGGCGATTTGTTCAGCAGCAGTCTTAACGGTATTTTTATTAAATATGCCTTTATGCAGAATTAATAAATCTTTCTTTGGGTTCTCAGCAGCATGTTTAACATTTTGTTTTGCCTCGGATAAAACATCCATAGGAATATAATCCTGCTCATCGCAAAGACCTACCACATTATTGGCAAATTCTCTATCCGTTTTTAAAGCATCGGATAATTTATTCCAAGCAGTTATACCCGCAGATTTTAAAAACACATGCAGCGGGCTATAATCTGAATCAGGGGAATTAACAAATGTTTCAAAAACATCATCGTACATGTCCGAAAAAGAACCATATTCTTTTTCGTCTACGGATAGATTTAAATCCGAAGCAAACTTCTTTAATGAAGATGTCTTATACAACGGTGTGGCAATGCGCATCATCTCAATATCTTGCCTGCCTTGATTGGCCTCCGCCATATCAACTGGCAGCCCGTCCGCATCCTCTTCATAAAGACCTATAAAATAATCACACCATTTAGGGCTGAGATAAACAAACTTTTTCTCCTCTACATTATATAAGAACTCCGTGCCTTTTATCTGGCCATTAACGTAGAATACAGGCGCATAAAATATATGTTTGTTAACTCTAAACACATATATGCCTACCATTTTTGTAAACGAGTCATTCGTTTTTACAATCTCGAAACCTAAATAGTAGTCATTCGTAAAAAAAGGCGAGGCTTTGTCTTCCATTACCGTAGAAGACGCCCTATAAAAAGCTATTTCAGCATCTGTTTCTTTTAAAGCCGATGAAGCAGCCTTTTTAAAATCATAGTTCTTTAGTGAAAGCATGGTGTATAATAAATTTTGATTGAAACAATTTTACGTTATTTTCAAAGATTAAATCAATCTTAAATTATAACTGGTTTACAATATCTTTTGAAAATCTGTCTATATCTTCTGTAAATTTCGGGTCACTGGATCTTCCTATGGCTGTTCTTAAGGCTTTAGCTTTGCCCTTTTGACCTTGAGATTCTAATATGGATACCTTTTTATTTAGATCTTCCAACACATTATTTTTCTTTCCATAGTCACTTAATATGTTTTTCAAGAAATCTTTATTGTTATTCATTAAAGAATCATACTCTCCAGATTCCCTATCTTCCGAAGTTATGTTAGCATCGTAGTTGCTTGAATTAACCGTGGTATCCTTTTCATCAATATTTGTTTGATCTGCTTGATTCGTTATTGATTCAGTTAATTGGTTTTTAATCCAATCAGGACTTGCAGCAAATTTTTTAAAATTAGATATATTAAACATATTAAACCGCTTGGACATTAGAGTTTACAGGGTTGAGTTTTGCTTGTTGTTGTGCTATGTAAGCTGATACTTCGGGATTTACTTGAACATTTTTATAACGATTATTTAGTTGATCCAACCGTTGAGAGTTTATTTGATAAAATTCAGCACGTTGACGAGGATCATTTAAGTCATATTGTGAAGCAGCAGCATATTCTCCCAACATTTGATTACCAAGATTACTTTTATTTCTTATGTAATCTTGCGCCTCATTTCTTTGACGATTCATAAAATTGTTATATGCCCAATCTTTAGGGATTTTTACTCCCATGCCTGATAAAAATTTTTGGAATATAACTTTAACCTTATCCCATCCACTAAGATTTTGAAAATCATTACGTGCTTTATCTTCTAAAGTTTGAGATACACGCGCCTGTGTGTTTCGAGAGTTATACATATTTTCTTCTACATCACTTTGATACCTTTCTAATTCGTTACGCATATTCTTCTCTAAATCTTGTGAAGTGCGAGATGTAGATTTCATCACTTGACCTGCAGCAGAATCATAAGCACGAGCCTTAGCCATGCGATCCGCAACATCTTTGGGAATCGGTTTTCCTTGTGCTATATAACTTCTTGAGATTTGTTGAGCTTTAACTGCATCGGCTCCGGCTCGATCTGACAAACCTCGAGAAACTTGATCCAAGGAACCCAAATCACTATCAACTACGGCTTTGGTATAGTTACCCGCTTCTTGCATGCCGCTTTCATGCACACCTTTAACAAAATTCTTACCTTTATCCCAAAGTTTTCCAAACCAACCTTTTTCCTCTTGTTTATTATTGTTGGTATTATTATTTGTAGTGTTGTTTTGAGGCTTCGACTGCTGCTGTTGTGCTTGGGTGTTATTTGATCCTGTAAGTTTATCCCAAATTTTTTTAGCTCCCCCTGTAATTGCTCCTCTCGCGTAAGCTCCCAATCTCCTTGCCTGGGCCATTGTTCCCCTATTCATATCCAGCCTGAAATCTGTCCACTGATTATTATCATTAAAAGATTTTCCATATTCGTCACGAACACCTTGACGAACTTCTGAAGCAACTTGAGGATTCGAAGCAAACTTCTTGAAGTTAGCAAACTTAAAAGAACTGTTTTTTGCTGCAATATTTGAAGCAAACTTTTGAAAATTTTTTGTATTTAACATAACTAAAATCTTCCTGTAATATCAGTGTTTTCAGCAAAGTCAGGCATAGACATTCTAACAAATGGATCTAAGTTGCTTTTAATATTAGTTTTATAACCTCTAACTGCAGATTCAACATAATTCTTTGCCTGGTATGGAGCCGTTGCTCTTTCTAAGAAATTTCTATTACCTTTATTTGGAGCTTCCTTTAAACGAACATAAATTGGCGTAAATCCCGGCTCATTATCAGACACCAATAAGGTATCTGTAATGCCTGTTTTACGAATATGATCAATCATTTTATTAGTAAGCTTGGTGCCTATTGTGTAATGCAACACAGGTTTTTGCAGATATTTGCCTTTTAAATTTTGATTTTTAGAATTTATATTTACTTCTTTTGAATCCTTATCAGGTTTATAGGAAGCTTCCAATGTATTATAAGATACTATATCTCCGGGCAAATAATCTCCCACACCATCAGGATCTGTAATTTCTATTTTATCGACAATACCTCTCGCTAAAACTTCCAAATTACGTTTGTGTGCAGGTGCATTACTATCGTCCAATAGCTGTTTCCCTATATTTACAAATGCCTTTCTACCTTCCCCAAGACCTCGCAAACGCACAACATCCCCTAAATCTACAAGTCCGTCCGCCAACTGATCCCCTTGTTCGACTTCTTGGCCTTCTTTTACATCAATGTTAGAGTCAGGATCTACGTAGTGCTCCATACCGTTTACAACAATATAATGCCCCCCTTGCGGAGCTTCATAAATTTTTTCTACCCTGCCATCTGATTCTGCAAGTGGCGCTTTCGATTTATACTGCTCAGGAGATTCAAAAAATTGATTGATATAATCAAATCCTGAGAATGTGCGCTTCTTTCCTTTAAATCCCCCTGCTTCATGTTTGGATGAATTATGGGATATAAGACCATTCGCTAAAACGAATAAATGTGTAGGGCTGTCAACTTCTATATCAAAACATAGTTGCTTACCAAGACTCCTTACATCAACAATACGCGCAGGTTCTCCACAAACATCCAAGCATAAAGATTTTTCATGAATTTCTTTTACAGGCAGATCTATCATCTCACCATAAATTTTAAACTTATGGTTACAAGTGCAGATTACAGAATGAACTATATCATTATGCTCAAATATAACTTCATAAACAGACTTGCGACCTTGCTTAAATTTGTTAATCACCTTAGATGCAACAATATTTCCATCTATATCTATGCTTTTAACTGTATCATTCTGCGGAACAATATCACGAATTTGTTTTTTCGTATCATCCCACATCAGCACTTCAGTTTTATAATACAAACACAACCCTCCCTGGATTGCGGGTTCACTGGTTGCTGTGGCCGCTGTTATACCGGCATGAAATTCTCCAATTTTTGGCAACCGTTTATTATAGTCTAAACCAAAAGCTTCAGCAGATATACCGTCTGATGATACAGTGGCAATAGGGGAATGTACAATAACGGTTTTTACCCCTTTACGTTTTAAAGAATTTAATACATCCCTGTCAACAATTGTGCCTTCAGCATATCCGGCAACCGGACGCGCCAATACTCTGCCATATAAAGATGCGTCATCAATATCTAAATCAATACCGTTGTTTGACGTATCTTTTTTTGAGGTTATCATCATATTGGATACCGGGCGAAATAAACTTTTACCCCAGCCGCCAAACTTTGCTGTACTCTTTTTTATGGCAATTGTTGCTGCGCGTGTTCCGTATGTACTCGCCAAATATTCAGGAATAGATAAACCTTCTCCAAAACTATGCTTAACAAAATAAGGAATTGTTCTGCCCTTATAATCCGTATACAAAGCCGGAGTTGTAATCAAAGCTTTTAACTGAAACGGAGACCCTCTGGCACCTGAAGATACGGAATTGTATAAATTATTGCGATTTGTTTTAGCCGCATTTAAGGTATCCTTTTCCAATTTTGTAGCATACCTTTCATATACGTCCATTATAGCTTTGTTCTTTTTTTCTTCGTCTTTAATATTGTCACGAAGATACTGCACCTCATTGTGCATTTCTTCTAATGCCGCATCTTTATCAAACGGAGGTTTAAAATCGGAAAGCCGCAAAGTCTGTCCCGAGTAATAAACAGACTTACGCGCAATATCCATAATTTTATCCATTAATTCCCTATAACGTTCCGGATATTTTTCAGCTATAGCAGACTGCAACTCGTTCATAGACTTGGCGTCATATGTACGAGTGTAGTCCCTAATATCCTCAGGTAATACGGAGTTAATAAGATATTGAATTGCCTTCACAGTAAAGCGTTGCTGTTAAACGTTCGGTGCAAAATCTACTGAATTTCCAGATACACTGTCAACAGCTGTTGTATTAAAATTTCCAATATTGTTTATTGAGTTGGATTGTATTGTATAATTAGGTTCTGCGTAATACCTTTGAGGATTGGTGTACTTGACCTCATTAAGCATAACAGCCTTCATTGGCTCATACTGATACGACACATTGACAGCATAATTTTCCGCTGTGCCTGTGACGACTAATTTATAAATTGCGGCAAATAAATGTTCAAACTTAAATGGAGTACCTGCAGTAACATCTATTTCTTCACCCACAGGCATCCAAGTATTAATTGAAGCCACGTTCCCATCTTCATCTAATTGCTGTATTGTAGTATAACGATAAAGCGAAGCTTTTAACCCTGTGGCATCTGAAGTTCCGTCATAAACCTCATTAACCGTAGTAATTGGATGTGTAACTAATCCATAAATAGTATTATCATCCCCTGAAACATTAAAGGATAAATCCAGATACTTTTCATCTTCCAATCCTGCTTGTGGAGAAGCGTAAACGGGAGAATAATAAGCAAACTCAGTGAATAATTTGGCAGTTACCCTGCAATATGTATTTGAGCCAGGCATATTGAAATAAAATTTTAAATGTTAATGCTTTATTTTCAGCTAATCCTAAAGAAATGTAAAGATAAAAACCTGCGGATAACCACAGGTTTTTATCTAAGTTTAGGATTTTGTTCTATGTCTGCTCTAACTTACTTTAGGTTTCCAGCTTGAGCAGCTAAAAGTTTACGAGACAGAATCTGGGATATTTGGGTAAGTTTTCCAAATGCCTCATCATTCGTTTTTACACCCAGAATTACAAGCGTGCCTTGGAGTTCTGCACAATCAGAAATTGCTTTGCTTATATCTGAAGCGGTAGATAGAGACATCCACTTGATTATTAATGCATTAATATATGCGGTGCGTGTAAATCTATCATATTTTAAAGCAGCTTGTCCAGCATCGGTGTTAAGCAGAGACTTAAAAGTGTCCCAATCCTTAAAACGTATTGTAGCGTTAACTATTTGGTTATCATTTAGTTTAACACCATTAATTTTATAATCATTGGATTTTAACTCTTGATAAAATGTAGGATTTTCTACCTCGGTTACTTCCTTTAAGTTCCAAACGCTTAATTTCGTGAAAATCTCCGGAGAAGCAGAGACAGGACAATTCCTACCGTTGTCAATAGTAATTAAATAGCTAAAAAGGTTCGTAGTTGCTTCAGGATATGATGCACCCTTTGCCTCTTCTGAAACTTTCCACGCATCAAAGGCAGATATGCAATCTTTTAAATTAGCTTTAATATAAGCATAATTATTTGCCTGAACTCCTTTGGCATGTATGGCTCCAAACTCGGAAGACAGCTCGGATAGATTCTTGGCATTTACAACGCCAGGAATAATTAAAGCAGCGCATACCACAATACAAGAAATAAGAATTTTATTTATCATAATTATTTAGTGAGGTTACTAATTTCTTTTAAAATATTAAATTTTTCAATCTTATTTTCAGCAGTATAATATTCTTTCCATTTATACCATACCGGTGTAAATGGATAAGCTGAAACTGCAGTATTTAAGGAAAACAAAGACATTTCTTGTTGCAACTGAAATGTCTTTGTTTCTGCCATAAGATTTAAAGTATCCAAGTAATCTTGGCAAAGATTTAAATCATTGTCATCATCTGCCATTGCACTGGAAGCAAAGATCATTCCAGTTATAGCTAAAAATAAATTTAGTTTTCGCATTTTAATTTAAAGGTTTAAAAAATTGTACTACAGCGGGGCGCCATATCTTGCCCCCATTTGTATCTGTATCTGCCGTGCTTCTACCTATTCTCCAAATTACAACTGTATTATTGGGATTGTTAAACACAGATAAAAACGCAGCAGACGGCTGCACGATAATTCCTCCAATGCGCAAATTTGAAGATACTTGGTTTGCAATGGAAGAATCCAAATTAGAAAATTGAGTTTTAACATGCGCACAAGTCATGCCTGGGCCCGACTGAAAATAATAACACACTGCAGAAGTATCACAAATTGCAGGATTATTGTTTTTTACCCAAGAACTATTAAAATTTACCGTAGTAAAAAAATATAATTCCGTACCATTAGGGGCCAGAACTTTTATTTCCATATCAGTAAAATCATCCATTGGGCCGGAATATATTTGCACATTTGAGAATGTAGGCAAGTTATTAGCCGCGGAAAAATTTGTAGGTGTATTAACCACCCCTGTATTAGAATTATATGTTACAGGCTTGGTAGCGGCACATAATGCCAAAGCTGTAAATCCGGAAAACAATCCAAGAAAAAATTTATGCATTGTATTCGTTCCATTCTTCTTGAGTTAAATAAGATGGTGTAATCACTCCATCTGTTTGTTCAAAAATTAAATACACAAAGGTATTGGCAACTATTTGTTTATTTGAATTAAACACATTCATTTTTATAACCTTTACGGGCCCATTTAAACTAATTGAATTAGTTGCTGACAGCTCAATGTTGGTTAACGCGTTGCCATTACCGTCCGTGGATAACGTCATTTGACCATCTGCAGACGCAGAGGATTTGATATATCCCGAAGGATAAACTATCCTATTATTTTGACAGGACGCTAAAGTTGTTGTAGATCCACTTGAAGACATATCAATTTTTGATCAAACTAAAAAATTCTGAAGCAATTGTTATTGTGCCTCCAATACCACCTAAAATACCAATTAAAAATATAGCTGTATTTTTAAAAAAGGATTTTAAGGCCTCTTCTTTAGCTATATCAGCTTTATGTTTTTTGGAAAATTTAATAGTTTCATCTATATCATTTTCCACACTGTGCTTCCAAGTTTTTAACTGAATACATGCGCCATTTGTTTTCCTAACTTCTCGAGATATGTTTTTTAATCTGGGAATCATCCAATCCATCTTTTGACGCATTAGATCCAGGGTGGTTAAAACATATCTATCTCTAGGGGTTAAATCGCCCATTTGTTCCATCATTGTCTCAGCCTCCGAACTGACTTCAAATGAAGGTATAGTTAATTCTTCGATTGAAGAAAGTTTTAAAGCAATTTGATCCTCGGTTTCAAATACATCTTCGTGATTAAGCAATGATTCCGTAGGAGATGTTGATATTTCTACAGAGCGATTCATTATTATTTAAAATTAGCACACTTTATGTGTGCTTGTCGATATCTAACTTTTAGATAGTCTTACATTAAACAAAAATTTACGTTTAGGATTATCCGTATTATTCACAGTTCTTTCTTCCGCTACTTTATTTTCTTCTTCGGATTTTGCATTTGAAGGATTTACAAAATTGTGAAATAAAGTTCCTATTCCACTCATTTGCATCCATTCTTCCGTGCTTGGTCCAAATGCAGACATTCCAGCGGGAATTGTGATTCCTTTAGAAGCATAAAGTTTATCTTTTTGTTCTTCCGTCATTTATAAATTATCCTTTCTGTTGATTTCCATACGGTAGGCATCCGCCATATCCATAAAATATTTCATGTATTTTGGCGAAATTTTATAATTATTTCCATTTTCACATTTTGTGATGCCTTCGTTTTTCTTTAAAGGCGGCACAATTTTGTCACCGTATTTATCTATTAAAGCGTTATATAAATCAACTGTTTTTTTAGTAATTATAAAATATTTTCCTTCTTCAATATCTATTAAACCCCCTGTTTGACCACCATATTCATCATAAGATATTACATCTCGGTCTATAATGTCAGGAGTCTTGTTAGTTGTAGACATACATCCTGCTACAACTATACATATATTAAATAGAAATATTCTTGCGTATCTCATCGAGAGCTTTTTTATCCCCTTTTAAAGATTTGTTTATTAATTCATTATGCTTATCTGACTCTTGGTTGATCTTCTTAGCCAACTCATTGTCTGTCAAAGCACTGTCTTTTGATCTATTGGCAAAAATAGAAGCAATATATTCAATAATTTTTAAAATGGATGCTATAATTATTTGCATTTAGAAATAACTTTTATCAAATGTCCACAAGTCCATTACATAATTTTTATCCGACAAGAAGGAAGCAGGGAAATAACCATATCCAAAATCACCTGTAGAAGTACCCCAACTATTCAAAAATTCAAAATAGGTTTGCCCGTTCTTTTGTTTAAACCCTGTAATACACACTGCATGCCCTCCAATTAATTCGGCACATTTAATATCCTTACAAGGTTCCAAGTATCCATAATAATCCAAGTAATCCATTTGTTCCTTATACAAATACAGCCCTGCAATAATTGGCAAATGTTCTGCTACTAATACATTTTTACAAATTTCTTCCGGATTCGCTTCCATTGATATCCTTAAATACTCTTTTATTTTAAAGTTTTTATCAGGATCAATAGCGGCAGGCGGATTACTGTCAGGCGTGAATTTATAAAATGGCATAACAATTTCAGGAATTACACCATATTTTTTTAATGCTTTCATCAAGCTTCTAAGCGTAACTCCACAATCCGGCAGAGGAGAACTGACATTGCCGTAAAATTTATCGTCAAATAAGAAATCTACAAACCTTGCATTATAATAAATATATAAAGGTGAAAGTAAAAAATTCCCGGATACTTCTTTATATGAATTATCGGGGCGAACCATATTTAACATTTTATTTCGCAAAATAAAAACAGCTGCGGAAGCCGCGAAACCCCCGCATGCAGAAGTATCCTTTTGATTTTGTACGGGAGGGGCATATTTTTTTAAAGAAAAATCTTTTATACTATCAACTGTATCTTGGTAGATTGCCGAACCAAGTTTTATATGGTCACGGGTATCAGGCAGGTCGGGCTTACAACCCAGTAATTTGGAAGAACCGGCATTTGCTTTAAACAAAGCAGTTAATTTTTCAGAAGAAGTAGCTTCGTCTCTACGATTCTTTTTAAATTTATTTTTTACCCAAGAAAATAGAGATTTTATACCTACCATAATGTTTAGTCTCCGTCTTTATTTTTTACAAGGTTCCTTGCTTGATTAACATAGAATATTTGGTCTTGTTCAGAAAAAAACTTAAAATATAAATTTCCTAATTCTTTATCAGATTTTTTTAACAGATCAGGATTGTTTATCGCGTCAAAATATAAATTTTGAATGCAATCATCCCTGTATAAAGCTATTTGTTGTTCCTGTATTTCCTCAATATCATCCTTAAATGATAGCTTTACTTGATAAGAGCAGGCTGTAAGAAGAAACAATAAAAATATGGAAAATACTTTTTTAAACATTATTATTTAACCTCAAGTTTTGGAGTTAACACACCATTTATAGTGTCTACTACGAGATACATTTGTCTATCTATTCCGGTATTGTCCTTTAATGTATAAGATTCCTGTGCTCCAGTTGAATCGGTAGTTTCGTTAAAATTAAACTTGGCTAATATATTATTTCTCGACAGATTTTCAGAGTTAACCGTCATATCATAATATTTATCTTCGTTATTTAACGTAACCTTAAATCTTAAATTATATATTGAATCCCCCTCCGGTGATGTGCTGCTCATATTTATTTCCTTTCTTCAGAATATTTTTCAGGATCTAAGACTCGTACATCTTTTAAAAATTCAACTTTAAAAAAATTCTCGTAACGCTTCGCTGTGTCAACGTCACGAAAATCAAACATGTCCAAAGTGCCTGTTAGTTTATTTTGAACCAACACAGACATTACTTTTCCTTCATCATTACATAACTCCACAAAAGAAATGTCTTTTGGCACTTCTACAACTTGTCTGTCTAAAGCTGATCTTAATCTGATGATCATACAGAGAGTTTCGGAGCCTCGGGAAGTTTCCCGCCTTGCATGATGCTTATAATCGTAGAATACTGTCCTGCAATTTGCGAATACTTATTCTGCAAATCAATAAAAGATTGCTTAAGATCAGCAAATTCTTGACGCATAGCATTAATGTCTTGTTCCTGTTTTTGAACTGTAGATCCAAATTCCTCCAACATAGGAATTATTTCAGCTACAGGATCTCCGCCTTGGGGAGCAGCTCCACCCATGCCAGGATCCATAGGTGGCATAGCCCCACCCATCATTGAAGGATCCGGAGGCATAGCTACCGGAGGAGGCATTGCGGATGGGTCCATGGGCGGCATTCCTCCTTGCGGGGGCATGGCTTCAGGAGGCGGTGGAGCTCCGGCGCCAGCCATTTTTTCAGCAGGCACAAAAGCCGTTTTAGCAAATTCTAAAAATTCTTCAACCGTGGTAGGTGCATTCGTATCTTTTGACATATCCTTAAAATTATTAAATTTATCTTTGATTATTAATCTAATGCCTAAATTCTTCAAGTATTCATTTCCTGATATTAATGATTTAAATAACGCTTGCGATTTTTTATTATCTTCATGAACTGTCCAGACTGGATTTTTTAATTTACCATAGCCGCTTTTAGACTCAAAATCGCTAATAGCCTCGGCAACCATTTTTTTAGCTATACCTTTACCTCTATATTTATTTAATAAAGCTACGCTAATATATTCTCCAGGTATGCTTTCATATGGCAATAATTCCGTTATTTCTGATCTTGGTGTTATGCCTACATAACCGATTAATGTGCCTTTGTAAAATAAAGCGTAAATTTTGTCATAATTGCCATTAAAGTTTTCTAAGCGTAACCCATTCCACCAATATTCAGGATTTTCATCCTCTACCTCTTTAAAAAATTTTCTTACTGATTCAATTAAATTATGGTTTTCCTGTGTAGATGAAAAACAATCATCATCTAAATTAAAACCATAATTTTCTATGTTTAATGGAATGATTTTTTTAATCATATCTTAATTTCAGGTATTGGAGTTATCGGAGGCAAATATCTCAATTTTATACCATTAACATAAACTTCCCTAGCAGTATTGGAATTGCTTTTAGGACGAGAAACATTTGGGCTTTTATTGATTGCTTTTGCATTAGGTGTCGGTGAACCTAATCCAAATTCCTTTTCTAAAGCGTTAATTGTATTCGTCCATCTCGGCGTAAATTTTTCTCCCTTTTGAAACCTTTCCTGCTCATTTCTCCAGACATTGGAGTCTCTTAAATGCTTAATTATTTCCGCCTTATTGCCTGCTGCAAGAGCTTCTCTAAAATTGGGCCAATTGGGAAGATTAGCATTAAAGCCTAACTGCAATAAATGATTTTTAGCATTTTCAGACAGTTTATTAAAACCTTCCAGATTACGAACGCCAACATGATTCTGTAAATACCATTCTTGTAGCTGCTTTGAAATCTTTCTTGGAATTTTAGAACCTACTTTTAAATCTCCGGTATATTTTAAATTCTTCCTAAGATACTGTTCTACAAAGGGATAAAGTTTAACGCCCCCAGGCATTGTTGGAATATGTTTGTCCTTGGTGTCCTTTGTATCCATATAGATCTCATCGTTATTACGTGTACCCCATCCTTCATAAGACTGCAAATCCTTAACCATATCTGCATAGGTATAAGGTTGGGAAGCAACAGATGCAAATTTTCTAAAGTTATTTATCCGAATCATTGTTTTTAATTTTTATTGTTCCTAAAGAATCTTTATCAAATAAAACTCCTTCGTCATAGTCAAAATAAACTGAAGTTTCAGATTCTTTTTTAATATCAAAATATACCGATACTTTTTTTGCTATAGTTCCGTAATTTTCCCTAACTACTTGTATAGATTCTGCAACAACATTGCTTATTTTAGATTTAATCAAATATTTTATGGCAACATCGTCTTTATAAACCTTCTGCAAATCTTGGATGAATCTTTTATCTTCCAATACAGATTTTATGGAAGAATCCAAAGATTCTTTAGCCAAGGATTGTTTATCATCCAAGGCAGGTGTATAAGGTTTTAACCCCGGAACAATTTTGCAAAATACACTGTTCCATATGAAAGTTAAAATATATTTAATAAGTTTATAAATAGGCGTATCTTTTGAAACACAAGGCAAACTGATATAAATTATGCCTATGATAAAAACAATTAAAGTAGCAACACTGACTGCGATGGAAGAATCAGTAAATAAAGAAAAATCTGCAAGATTTTGATCCATAATGGATACAGTCTTGCAGATTTTTTAAATTACACAAGTTTAAAGATGGAAAACTATTGTGCCTTTTTGTTAATTTTGTTAATATCCACGTGTTCCCATGGGGAATCCTGGTATGGTAGCTGGAGCGACAGAAGCAGGGGGTTGATTGTTTTTATCAGCACGATTTTTGTACTCTTCCCCTTTACTTTCAGAAAACTCTTTAATTTTATTCCCTACAACTTTTGCTGCATTTGCCATTGGATTAAGAAATTTTCTTTCCACTCGTTCTATAGGTGTTTCAATTTTAAAATCAACCGGAACACTACGCCTATTCGTAGACAATCTTACATCTTTATCAATTATATTTTTACTATTTTCCGCAAATCTGTCTGGCTCTCTCTCTGCAAAAGCTGTATTTGCCGCTTGTTGAGCTACCGTAGCTTTTCTATTGTCATTTCCGCTCAATCCTGTTTCTTCCTTGATACGATTAATTATCTGAGGAGCATTTCGTCTTGTTTCATCTTTATAGTGGTTTAAAGCCAAACGCTGAGCAGCAGCTTGCAATCTAGCTTCTTCCCTTTCTTTTGCAGACAAAGACGGATCTTTAGCTAAGCTGTCATAGTGCTTTATCTTTTCATTATAACTATTAACCGCATTATTCCACTTATCAGCTTCAGCTTTCATGGCCTCGTCATATCTTGATTGCGTACGATCTAATGTACGTTGACTTTGGGCATCTAAAACTGTTTCTTCAGGCAGTCCTACAACTTTTGTTAAGAAATTACGCTTTTTCTCATAATCCTCTGGAGAAGATAAGCCCGAGGTGTTAGTTCTGGCAATGTTTAGTTGTTCCGGAGTGGCTTCTCTATAAAGCTTTCGAGTTGAATTAATATCATTTTCAACAGAAGCCAAATTTCGTGCCATTGCATCATTATATGCCTGCAATCTTTGTTCTTCTTTAGTTAAGGGAACTTTGGTTGTATTCTTAAACAACATATATGGAGTTCCGAAAACCCCAGGTTTTATATTGCCCCTATCATCATAAGATAGCAGATTACGAGCAAGCATATCACCAAAAGAATTATAGCTATTGCCTAAACCAAATAACCATGTGTCCTCCGGAGATACCGCTGCAGTGGGTCTGATAAAATCTTCATAAGGACCGAAACGTTCCATCATATACTCAGGAAACATTTCGTATAAGTCTTCAATAGACAAATTTCGAGCAGGATTAGACATTTTTATTAAATTTATTTAAAACATCAGGATTCTCCCGTAGATACTGTAAACCATAGCCCCCTAAGGCTCCGAGAGCAAGACCTGCTAAAGCTCCATTACTTCCTCCCATTAAACCTCCAACTCCACCTAATGCAGCCGCAGGAGCCGCATAGTATGCCCAAGGATTCTCATCAGCAAATTGCATTATTTTATTAAAGGCGTCTGATGAATTATCGGAGTCTATTTGAGTTTTCTTTTTCTGTTGATCCCATAAATACGCAGCACCCCCAACAGGTGTAATTGCTGCTCCTATTGCCAAAGGTTTACGCCATCTGTTAAAAATTCCTTTAAAAGGCAATCTTGGTACTATACGTGTTTCAAGTACGCCTGGAAGCAACTTTAATCCTGTAGCGGAAAATTTCTGAAAATTGTCTATGTTCATAATAAATAAATTTCTATTATTTAAAGAAGGTTTGATAAAAAATTCAATCACAAAACACTATTTATCTAAAATAACAATTTCATCCGACAATTTAATTTTGCCGGAATTTAATCCTTCCATTAATTCCTTAGCACTATTTAAGATCCATTTATTTTCTGCAGGCGCCGTAATCTGAGAATTGGGGCCTAAGATGTAATCCTGCTTTAGTTTGTTCACGACCCTATAGTCCCTGGGAGAAAAAATCTGTTTTGATGGAAGTAATTTTTCCTTTATTTCTGCTTGAGCTTCAGGAAGCGCAGGCACATGCACATTCATCGTATTTGAAAGTACAACCCCGCTATAATTAATAAAGGTTTCGTACCCAGGAACTGTAAGATCATAGCCGTCTAAATAGACACCCGTATCTTCAATTGTGTCAATGGTCGCAAACTCTAACCCTGGTTTATTAACCCAGTTATCAAAGTTATAATTATCATCAGTTTCTAACACAAATTGTTTTAATTCTTTATCATATGAAACTAATGTAATAATTCCTACTCGATAAAATTCCTTTTGCACATCCCTTATTTCATTAAAATCATCAAAAAATAAAGGAAATATAAATTCATCTTTACTGTATTTATTCTCCGCAAGAACTGAACACACCGGAATATTTATGTCAAATTCTTTAGCTTCTTCGGGTGTATGTCTTTCGTATTTTCCGGTATTTTTATTTAATCCGTATATTGCCCTAGGATCATCATCCGTAAAAATCTGCAAACCGTTAGATAATGTCACAATAACTAGTCGTCGTCTTGGATGTATTGAAAAGCAACTTACATCAGCCCACTTCCAATCGCTTTTATCTTCATTAAAAGCTAATACTTTTAAATCCTTAGTATCATAAAAGTAAATAGGCCCGTTTTTACCTTCAGGATTTACGTTAGTCAATTTTCCGTGAGGTATTTCAGACAAATCAGCCAAAAATACCGAATAACCATCCGGAATATCTGGTAAATTTAAAAGCTCTGGATTTTTAATTGGTTGCATTATTAGGTTTTAATAATGCAAAAACAAAATCATATGTCAAAAATAAAACCAAGGTTCTAATGATTCCTTGGTTTTAAACTTAAGTGAATAAATTTATTCCCATCGAAATTTAGATTTCATGCCATTGTCATACATTTTATTAACAATGGATTTTACTCCGGTTCCTACAATATTATCCCCGTAAGTTTTCTCTACTTCCTTAGCTAAATGCTTTTTATCCAAATAACTTTTTAATTTGCTGGATCCGTAGCCTATTGTTCCTCCAATTAAAGCATTTCGTATTACCCTGTCAGCTATGCTAGTCCTTGGACCTGCAAACATGGCGTCAAAAGCTGTAGCCGGTAGGGAAACTAATAATCCCAGCTTTAATCCAGGATCCATTTCGTTCCACAGTGATTTTAAATTATCAGTTATATCTGACATAATAATTAAACTGTGATTCCCTTAAATCAGCGCGATAGTTTTTTTAATACATCTAAATTCTCCAACACTTTTACTTGTCCTTTAGGTGAAAATAAATTTTCAATTATATAATTGTCTACCTTGTCTTTAAATACATTAGGCTTCAAAGTAGAGGTTACGGATTCCACTTGTTCTCCAGAAGGGGATTTTATTAGTTTTCGAACAACATTATAATCCGTGGGGCTTGCCCCTATAGTATCCATATACTTATTGAAGTTCTTATCTCGTGCAAGAAGAGAAACAAGTTTATTAAGTCCTGAGCGCGCAAGGCTGCCTAATCCGGCATACTTTATAAGAGAATTATAGTTAGAAGGTGTCATAAATTTTTAAATAATATATTTTATTGCAAATAGTTTAAACATTGTCAAAAAAAAAACGGAAGACCCCGAAATACTCCGAAATCTTCCGCCGACCGAGATTCCCCAGTCCCTTGGCTTCATTAAAACCTGCCACATTTGGGCATTGTTAAGAGGCGTAGGAGGCATTCTTAAATATAATATCGTATACTTTTAAATACGATGCAAGTTTTAATTAAGGGTTTAAGTGTTAACCAATTTTAAAAAATCTTTTTCATCCAATATAGCAATACCCAATTCAGCAGCTTTTTTATTTTTGCTAGATCCGGAATTTTTATCGTTTGTTACAAGATAAGTTAATCCTTTACTGACTGACGATTTCACTTCTCCTCCCAAACTTTCCACCATATCCATTACTTCTTTTCTACTGATAGACATGGCTCCTGTAAAACAAAATGATTTGCCTGTTAAAGGCAATTTAGATTCTTCACATCCAAAATTTAATTCCTTTTCTCTAGAATTTTCATAAACAATCCAACTGTCACAGGTGATAATGTTATGCCAAATAGACATTAAATTGTTTTCTATTATAGCTTTTCTTAATCTTGCAATAGTATCTTGGGTAGTACCGGAAGGCGTAATAAGGGAAATGCTATGATCAATAAACAAAGCTCTATTCATTTTATCCACGCCGTTAGCCTTTATCAGCTTCTTAACAATCTTTTCTCCTATACCTTTATAATCAAAAGAACACATTAGTTTCGTATAAGAAATAGCCCAAAACTTTTCAAGCAAACTTTTATAAAAATCCACCTGTTTCTTATATCTTGGATCGGGATAAAAATTTATTACATCATTAATTGTCTTAAGATTCCAGGATTTAAGCGTTTTTGCAGACACATTTGGAATATCAAGATTGTTTAAAAAGAATGCCAAAGACTTATATAAAGACTCATCGCAATTAGAATTAATGCAATATAATTTCTTGCCTTCTATTTTTAATTGGCCTCCGCAATAAGGACATTTATTCGGAATATCATCATTATCTGAGGTTTCAATGACCTGAGAAATAACGGGAATTATCTCACCGCTTTTCATAACTACAACCTTTGCGCCAATACCTATTTTATGATTTTTAACCCACTCATAGTTAAAAGCAGAAGCTTGCGTAACCTTAGATCCATTTAACATGACGGGTTCTATCTGCGCTATAGGGCTTAAAGATCCGTCCTTAGTCATCCTCCAGTCAATGCCTGTGATTATTGATTCTGCAGCCAGTTCATTTGCTTTAAATGCTCTTGCGTTCGAGGTATAATATTCATTCTCATACTTGCAATTTTCATTGGATTGGATAACCAAACCGTCAATTTCCCAAGGCGCTTTAGCAAGAAACTCCTGATATATGCCCATTAAAGTTTCACTATTTAGCCCGCCTTGTTTAATTATAGTATAAAAAGGCACGTTAAATCCTTCTTGTTTTAAAATGCCTAATTCATTCTCGTAGTTTTCCGTATCGTATTCTGACAATATTCTGTATGCATAAAAAGAAGCGTAAGACGCAATATGACAAGTGTCATTTTTATCTCCCAAAAGTCCTACGACAGCATTTCTCGGATGCTTTTTATATTTGTCATTAGTATCAGCATTAAGTTTATCAAATGCCTGATGGGTTAAAAGTATTTCCCCTCTTATAGCAACTGTACCTTTTGCAAATTTTAAAGTCTTGGGAATATTTAAATCAAACAAACGTTTAAATTGCGATTTGCCCTTATAGCCATCCCCTCGGGTAGCAATGTCTGTAAGCTGACCATTTATGTAATACAACGTCAAAGACGCACCGTCAAGTTTGGGCGTAATTACCCAATTTTTTGTTAAGTTATTATTATCAAAAGACTTTATTGTATCATCTTCTCCATTTTTAAGCTTTTCCAATGATCCTATCACATAGGAATGCTGAAAATCTGAACCATCGGCGCCTTCGTTAAGCAAGTATTTTATTTCATCGTATTCTTTTGTATCTTTTATTTCACTGATGATTAAATCATATTCTTGGTCTGTAATAATAGGGTTGCCTAATCTATAAGCTGTGTTGGCTTTGATTAATAAATCCAGTTTTTCTTTTATTGTCATGTTTTGTTTGGTTAGAGTTTCCATTTAATTATAAACTTTTATAGTAAGCTTCAAGTAAACTTAGTCCTGTAAGCTCATCTGGATAAGATCTGACAGCATTAACGTTTATAATATATTGTTCCGGAGATATATCATGAAACTCTTTAGCCATCCTTATTACACCTGTCGGGCACAAAAATGCAGGAGTGCATTTGCCTTTAACACCTATTGAAGGAATAGACTCATCAAACATAGGTGTTTCTATTTCCACATTAAATAATGTTTTAATGACCTTATTGGTTAACTGTATAAAATATGGTATTCTAATTACCTTATAACCGGCTTTCGTAAAAAGATCTGTTTTAAATTTGTCCGCTAAAATCTTTTCGGGATTTTGATAATGCTGTATACCGTCAAATTCAACAATCATTTTTAAGGTTTCACTTCTATAATCAGGACGAAAAAGACTTTGCTTTCCATCAACTAAAAGTCCTTTTACACATTTATCGTGAATCCAATCAGTAACTTCAGGATAGATTGCTGATAGATAGGTATCTAAGCCTGTTCTATGTAGACCTGTATCGGCATCCAATCCCAGTTGTTTTGCTTTAGCTTCAGTTTCTCGAAGAAATCCCCATTTAATTTGTGATGTTTCCATAAATATTTAAAAATAAAGTTATAAGTTAAGATTAAAATGTTTTAGAAAAAATTAAATTTCCGCAGTCATAAACTTTCCAATAGTGTGCCTTAATCATATTTTTTGATGCAGATAATGTTGAATCAAATTGGTCTCCCAATAAATTCTTTAGATTGTGTTTTTGACTTTTATACCAACATAAAACTTCTTGATTGTTATTTTTTACATAAACATATCCTGGTTTAGTTTCACCTTCTAATTTAAATCCTAATGCTCTATATAGCTTACCATTACTCCAAGTCCTGTCTGCATAACTTATTAAGTTATCAGGTTTAACTTCTTTTACAAAAAATGACAATAATTTTGATGCTGCTCCAGGAATATGAAGACCTTGCTTAACACAAAATCTTAATAATTCCCAAGAATATTTCTTATTAAACCTTGGAGAACCAAAAGTCATTACACCTACAATGTCATCATTATAAAATAGACCATAGTTACGCGAAGAAACTACTTCTCCTTGCAAATGATTCATAATTAAAAATTCTTTTGCTTTGTTATACTCTATTTTTCTAACCTCACATTTTCTGGCGTATATTGTTTGATCATAAATACCCAATAAGTCTTTAATTCTGGATTTTACTCCTTCAGGATTATTAACCCATGTATATTCCATAATATGCACTAAATGTATACCCTTTTCCTCACACAACTTAGTTTTATATGTATTATAACTTGGTTTTTTATCCATTAAACTACATTGGTAAGAACCATTAATTTCAAAAGCCAGTTTTCTTTCTGGCAAATAAATGTCTAATTCAAGATTTTTTCTTTTATTCAAAGAATCTATAACAATAGATTTATCTTCAAAACATATTTCTCCAGAATATATTGTTTTAACAAAACTTAAGATCTCTTTTTTTAAATTTAAAACATCATTAGTTATATCACAATTTAAAACATAATTCTGTATTAGGGATTTTTTCTGTAGCTCTCTTATTTCAGGCACTAACGCTGTAGAAACTACTCCGTACTTATCCAGACAGGTAGCCTTAGCTTTTTCTTTAATAGAATCAAGTATAGCTGGATTTTCTACGCCATAACGTTGAAGATTCGTCTGTTTAATTTTCGACTTAATTATTTCAGAATGAAACGAATAAGGCGTACCATATTTTTTTACGTTACTTTCTTTAATTTTATCCCAATATTTCGGATCAGACATTCTACACTTAACTGAGCAATAGGTGGGAAAGTCCCAACAACCCCATTTGTTAGCATGCACAGGTTTTCCACATACAGGACACTCGTGTTTATAGAAATCTAATTTTCTCGTAAGATGCCAATTTAAATCTTCTACAGTTAAATTATATTTTTCTCTTAACTGTAGAACTTCCGGATTGGTATTTAAGAAATCTATAAACTTTTGTTTCTTGTTATTAAATTCTTTGCTGTGTTTTAAAGAAATTAATTCTGATAATTTATTTTCCATACCCTACATCATTAGAATATGGAAAACTTTGTCAAGATTTAATTAACAGGAACACGTGCCCCCATTGGCAGTCGCCGTCAAAGTCAGCCCCTAATCCAGAGCTCACCACAGGTGGAAGCAATATATTCTTGCCTTCATGAAACACAGGTTTAAAACCAAGTACACCCATCTTAAACCACGCTGGTGCCCTGCTTGCAGTAATCCATCTGCCTCCATCCACCACAGCCTGTAACGCATCCTTAGCCATTTTTGTCTGGTCTTTAATATTCTGCAACGCATCTTTCGGGGAAAGGCCTCGTTTTACCAGCTCTCGCTGAATATACGGTGAATAAATCTCAAAACCCATTTCATAAGGAATGCCAAGCTCATCCATAGAAATCTCGGGATTTGCATCAATTACGCCTCTTGCAGAAAAATCCACTGGTTTGCTTATGACATTCCTATTCCATTGCGAAAACTTAGAAGTTCCTCCAATAAGTTTTTGTAAAAATCCTGATACTCCTCTTTGCTTTAGTTTACGGCTTGCAGGCTCCCCGTAACCATACAAAGCTTTTAAGGATTTATAAACATTAGGTACATTTTTATTCGCTTCATCAGGGCCTAATTCTTGCAGTATCTCTCCTTGGGTATGCGCCATGTTAATTACGTCTTGATATAACTCGTTTGCATCCCCCGGCAAGAAGGTATCTTTGCCCATAATAGAATACGGCCTGAATTTAGGTGGTATAACAGGCACCTTCGTAATCATAAATTCTTCAGGCTTCATACGGTTATTTTTTAATCCGTCTAAAGCCATTATACGATTTAGTGCCTGTTGCTTTTTAGATTTTGGTCCGTATTTAAAATCTTGTTTTGCCTGTTCTAAATCTTTATCTATGTCAATATCTGATAATGCGTTATATATAGCCTGTGTTCCGGTGCCATATTTAAGCAATGATTCTTTTCCGGCTAATATATCATTAAACGTAGACCTTTTAAGTCCTAATAAAGATATTATCGTATCTTCAAATGCCGGATTCGGATAAGGCCTATCTAATGTAATTTTTCCCCATCTGTTGCCGACAGTTAAAGCAGGGTCAAATAATCCGCCGGAAATCGGTTTCATATTTTTAAAGTCTACAATGCCGTCATTTTTTATTTCAACAGGGTTAAACAAATCAAAGTCCTTGTCTGTAAAAGGCGTGGCTTGAATCGAATCGCCGTTATCAGCGCGTTTTGCATTTATTCCTGCACCCTGCATTAAAGCTATATATTTATCCCAAATAAAAGGCGATTTTTTGGCTAATGATGGCGTCTGTCCCATGCGAACCTTACGCCAATAATCGTCATTGCGTTGTCCTCTTAAATGTATTGCGTCTTTAATTACGTTATATGCACCGGAAGATAAAATCGCATTACTCTCCAAGTTGCTGTGTCTTTTGCTCTTCATGCCTTCTTCCCCGCCCTTTACAGGCATTTCATTTTGGTCATAAATGCCCTGACCTCTCGAAGAAAGTTTTGAATCAGACGTATGATGCAGTTTAAGAAAATAAGCATTACCTACAGCAATAGGTTGGTCTAAATCCCTATCAATTACTGGATCATAAACGTATTCGACATCAGACAAGTTATTTTTCTTTAATTCGTTTTCGACAAAATCATACCATTTTTCGCTATCTTTGTTAAAGGTCGGCAACTTATATTTTTTGCCAGTTTTCTCGGCAACCTTCCCAAGCATAGCTTCATACATCATATTGGCATTAACTCGAGATACCAAACCCAACTGATTAAATAATACATCTAACTGTTTGCCGTCTTTTGTTCTCGGCATTTCATTTTGTGGTAAAATATGGGATACAGTTAACTTATTCCCGGAGCGAGTTGAGTTGCCCGAGAATATAGGTTTATTATGATATCTCGTTAAAATAATATGCGAAAAAGCGTTAACTCCTATGCCTATTACCTCTCCGCAATAATCATATGCTTTATATACATTGTTTTTATTTATAAACGTATACTTTAAATCATTCCCATTATTTAAATCAAAATCAGGACTTACAGAAATAAACTGTTCATCTTTTGAGGAATAAGATAAAAGATTTGCAGTTTCATAGGTCAACTTGTCTAAACAATTAATAGCGCAATTATGATTTCCAGTAACTAACTGAGCAACATGCTCATCTTCATAACCATATAAAGTATCATTATTTAATTTATATTTATGTATTTCTATTACATCTGAAAGCTTATATCCACTCGGTTTTCCTGATAAATCTGTGGTTAAAGCAACAACTTTGTCGCCCAATTTAATATCAGTTATATTCTTCCATCCGTCTTCCGTGAATACTTCAGTATCGGGGTGATAACACATCTTATCCCCCTCTTGCATAGGCGCAAAAGTTTCGACGTTAACCTTATATCCATCATTTGTCTTTACTACGTCTGTTACTACACCTGGGGTATCATGATCCCATACTTGGGAAGAATCCAATCGCGTTGTTTTTAAATACTTGGATAACCTTCCCAAATTAGCGTCATTAGAAGAAACAACCCTGGAACGTGTTGATACAATTAACGGATCACCGGGATTCACCACAGTACCTGCTTTAATAAGGCCATTATCGTCTATTTTATCCATTTGTTCCTTGTTAAACTTATCCGGATAAAAAGCTTTAAAATGGTCTTTGCCTGTTTTTATATCCTTACTGTCATTAGCTTCGCTATATTGATACATATGTTGCGAAGTCATTTTTTTAGCAAAATCTTCCGATATTACCACGGCATCGTCCATTGACCATCCCTTATACGGCACAAATCCCACTCTGGCATTTAGGCCCATATTTAAAGTGCCATTATTATCAGTAAAATTTGTTTTAGCCAAAATAGGCGGATTTTTGGATTTATCCCTGCTTATTTTATCTCCCGCTTTTACCAAAGGATAATTGGTAAGCATGGTTTTACGATTAAAGGCAAAATTGTTATATAAATTCTTAGTCTTAGTTTCGCCTTTATCGTTTTTATATTTAATATAATCCGGCGTCACTTCCAAAATATCCGCAGAATTATCATCTTCATCCAACGAAATAACACCGGTTTTTTTGCCTAAATAATCCTCATATGACTCATTATTATCTGCATTTTTTAAAGATTGCACATTAGGGGATTCGCCGTCTTTAATAGGCAAAGCTTGAGTAATAAACTTATGCTCATAAAACGCCCTTGCAGCAGTAACGGAATTTTGCATAGGCAAAAGATTAAGCGTATTTCCAAAGAATTGATTCGGAGACACGAACTCATATCTAACCTTTTCAATATCATCCGGTTCTTCTGTTATTACTCCGCGTTTTAATACCGGAATAAGCTTATTTTTTTTAGCCATAAGTTCTTTAGGATTATTTGATGCGCTTAAGTCGTTTATATTCGAAGATGACATGTACTGTATATTCGCTTATTTAAGAGTTTAATTCAAGAATTTATTTTTTTTAGGTGAGCAAGGTGTTATAGCTAAAAAATAAATAAACGCCCAAAAAGGCATAAACCTAAATGGGCGTTTATTATATAGATATAAAAATATAGTTTTACTTAATAACCTTTAACAGGACACGTATTTAATGTAGCATCAGGAATCGCATAAGGAAACTTTGATTCGTTATCACATGCACTTACAGGTTTATTTATTACTACACTATCACTGTTATTTTCTACGGGAGGAGATGATTCTTCATCTGCAATACCAGGTTCTGTTAAATCTACTCCCTCTGCAGCATCAGGTTCAAAAAATACATTTTTATCTTCGTTAATAGCTTCTTTTAACTCATCATTAATTTCTTTTATTTCACTGTCACTTACTTTAACGTTAGAATTATCTTTTACGACTTCAACTTCGGAAAATTCTTGAGAAAAATCCGTAACTTCATTTATATCAGAATCTTGTGTATTTGATGTTTTGTTTGGCATATATAAAATCTATTTTTCTTAAATGATTAATTTACTTATATGTAATGTTTTAAGTGAAAATATTTTATAAATATACGGTCATAAATAAGTCATACTAAAATATTAAAATTTTATTAACCTATAAATCTCGTATAAAAAATAAAATATTTTTCACTTTATAAAGTGCACTAAGAAAAATAAATCGTCAAGGATTATTTGATTATTTCGTGAGCTGCATTATTAGATCACGTGCATCGTCATGGATTCTGACTATTTGAATTGTAGACGCATTTCGACAGAAATGTATATAATCTAAAACGTCTGTGTAATCCTTTGCAATACGCTGTATTAGTTTGTCTAATTCCAATTTTAACTCGGGATTATCTTCCGCATATGGTGTAATTTTTGAAAGGCTATTAAGAATGCCCTTTGGAAGATATTGCGGAATGTCAGATTCACAATTATTTGATGATTTAGAACAATTTATATGTATGTCGCCCATCCGTAACTCCTCCAGCCCTCTTTAGTATCATCTTGATCTATAACTACTTGATTTTCCGGTTTAAATACTTTATTAGAAAGCATACTAACAATTTTCTCTTCCAGTTCTCTGGGAGAAAGTTTGCCTGCGCATTCATGAATACATACCCTTGACATGTATTCATTGTTAAATGGAAAAACCACATGTACTTGATCTGATTCCGTAAAGTCAGTTATATAAAACCGATCCGGAGAAGAACGACTAAATGTAAACCCACTACCAATGTATTTAGGAAGCTTATAAAAGTCTCCCTCCATAGCATCTATATAAACAAATAAATAGTTGTTTATATCGGTAAATTTAAGGGCAAGACGTAGTTTAGATGTAGGAAGGTCTAGAAGGTCTTTATTAGTATCTTTACCACATCTTTCCTTATCGGAAACTTTATCCCTCCAATGGTAAGTACGAGTACGTTCGTTTCGACTTGAACGAAAATCTGCTATTTGAACATGCTTTTCACCGTTAAACAGTCCACTTATTTGATCCAAACATTTTTGTATAATTATCTCCCTACTATCAGAATCCCAACATTGAATAGTTGAAAATCTTTTTTCCTCCACACTAGTCGGTAAAATAATGGATACATCATTTAAAACATTTGCGCCGATAGCAAATGTATCCTTGGAAATAAAAACTGAACTTGGAAGCTGATGTTGCATGGCAGGACTAATACTGCATTCATGCAATGTAACTTCAAGCTTGTTAAGAGATTTTGTTGTAAACGATAACGCAAGATAATTTAACATAATTTTCCTTTCTGGTTTTTATATTTAATCAACTAATACCCAATCTTCGGCGAATATATCCGATTGGCTGGCAAGCCATCCGGTCAAAACCGCCTTGCGTCCGGTCGAATCATGCGTGTACATGCATATTGTCGGCAGCCCGAGGAGCCTTCCGCCATTGTCAATAACAGCCTGTTTAAGCTTCGGGTCGGAGCATATTTCGGGGGTGATAAGAAAGGCATATTATTCCTACACATCATATTTGAGAAGGAGGTTGAGGATGTGC